ACTTCACCAATAAAGCAGGACAGGCGCAGGCAGACTTCGACTCCCTTCAAGGGATCGAGGCCAAGAATGCATTACCAGCCCATTTAAAAAACATTGCTGATATGCGTAATGAGATGCGCGGTACGCTCTCATCTCCAATGGCGCAGAAGTATTTCGATCAAGAGGCTGCAAGTTTCCAAACGCGTGCTATTCTTTCCTCTTCCACTCGTGCGGGTGCGCAGTTTAAGGACTATGCCGTTGGTACAGCACAAGCTAGAGTTGACAATACTACAAAAGCATATATTGATCCGTTCAGTGAAGATGAACGTGCCCATAAGAATGGAGTTATTGAAGAAGAGTCTCATACCATTGCAGGACTTCGCGGTTGGAGCGAGGACGAACGGCAGGCTTACGTCCTTACGCAGCAAAGTAAGAACCGCCTAGGTCAGATCGAACAACAGGCGCTGGTGAACCCGATCAAGGCCTATGACACTCTCCAGTCGTCGATCAAGGCCGGTGAGATAGACCAAGCCTCCGGCGATCGCGCCCTTGATAGCATCTACGTCCACAACCGTGCGATCGGGACACAGAACCAAGCCTCTGCGATCTTTGATCCGAAGAAGTCCTTATCAGAGATGGATGCTGAGGCCCACGATAAGGCCCAGGACAAATCCATCACCCTCGGCGATCCGATGTTTGAGAAGGATCTCAAGACGGCGATCAGATCGAAGGCGATCTATGATAAGTCGATCACCACCGATCAGAACCGGACGAACACGACTACTCTTTATGATGCGATCCATTCTGACAAGTACCATACCACTCAAGAGCTTCTCGCTGATCCTGATATCGGTGCGGCGATTAAGGCCCTTCCATCAAAAGACCAAGACAAAATCCCTGAGATGCTCAAGCAGCATTGGGACAAGCACGATGCGGATAAGCAGGCTGATACCTTTACCCAACTCTACGGCCTTCGTCAATCCAACCCCGCTGGGTTCATGGATGTCAACCTCTACGACAAGAACCTTCCTCTAGCCGCAGGCGATCGTGGGGTCCTAATCGGGATGCGGAAGGAAATCCAGAAGAACGAAAATGCCAATCCTCAAGTCCAACGCGCGATCAGTTGGATGATCAAACTCCACGGTCAAGAGCTTGGGGAGCTTGGCGTTCGGTTCGCCCCTTCGCGTAGCGAGGTCCCTTCTAGTGATCGGGTGAAGAACTACAACATGTATGTCGGCTCCCTCGCGCAGGCGGTGGACTCCTTTCAGCAGACCAACGGCCGTCCACCGTCGCCGCAGGAGTTTGAAGAGAAGATTGCGAAGCCCTTGCTTATGACCCATCCCACGAACGAAGGAACCTTCCTTGGCCTTGGGATGTTTGGGAAGAACAACCAACCAGAGTTTGAGAAGTCGGTCCCCGAACCGGTGATGAATGAGGCCCGCGGGGCGCTCATGGACGAGGCCCTCAAGAATGATATGGGCGCTGACTACCAGCCAAGTGATAACGAAATCCGAATGTATATAGTCCGGAAGCAGTGGGACGAATTCTACAAGAAGGCAAAGTCTAGTGGCACAACCGGACAGCCCTGAGCAGGACGACCTGAACGACGGAGGGGACAACGTCCTCTCGATATCACCGGCTGCGTTCGTTCTGAACCAACGCCGAAGGGCGGCCGTTGGCGCGATCAATGACCTTGAAGCAAGCCCTGACGACGCTGCTAAGGCCGCTCAGTTGGCTCGGGCTACTGGGGCCGGGCCGGCTACCGTCTATGGCAACTTGGAAAACTTCGAGCAGCAGCATAAGGCCGCGCTGACTTCCAACATCCTCGACAACAACCCCTACATCCGAGACTATATCCAAACCCACCCGCTCGGGTCGAAGATTTCCAATGACGATTGGGGGCAGCTGGATAAGCTATCACAGACCCTCCAACAGGCCACTGGCGTAACCACCCTCAAGGACGCCGCTAAAGACTTCGCCGAGGGCATGGCACTTGATAAGCCCATCGGCCTATTTGGAATGGATGAGCCAAAGCTTGAAGATGTCTACGCCCACCCCGGCTGGGCAGCGGTCCTGGGCGCGGCGAGTGTGGTGGGGGCCCTGCCCGACCTCGGTATGCGCCTCCCTGGTGGCGTCATCAACGCCGGGACCCAGTACCTCCGGCGGAAGTACGAGGCGATCACTGGGAAGTCAGGGGAGGATGAAGCGAACCAATTCCTCCAAGCGATCTCTGATCCAGGGGCGATGGCGACCCTCGGGCCTTTGGCCGCTGAGGGGGCCGAGGTCCTTGGCGCTGGCCTCCGTATGCGTGAGGAACTCCGGAAGGCCGCGCCCTATATCAAGGCCGGGGAAGTCCCACCACCCGGCGTGAGCCAGATCATTGACGACGCTCGACAAGATGAGAACAAGGAGTTCTTGAAGTCGCTTAAGGAGCAAGAGCAGGCAGCGAACGCCACTAACACCATCGAGCGCGACCCGGAGTCGTTTAAGGCCTTTGTCAACCAACACAACCCCGGCCACATCGAACTCCAAGCCGACGCGGTTCGATCCCTCCTTGGTGAAGAGGCGGCCACGCCAGGGGATGGGAAGTTCGGGGATATCCCTGGCTTTAACGAGGAACTCGCGCTGGCGGAACGCCATAATGGCCACGTGCAGGTGCCCCTGGCGGATTGGCTCCTGTTCGCGAATAAGAACCCAGAGGAGGCGAAGTTCCTTCAGGAGTATGCGACCTTGCCTGGCGGGGTGACGAAGGCTGAGGGGGAGTTGGCGAAGGAGAGGGAACAGGGGCTGGCTGCGGAGGAAGTGGAAGAGCCTAAGCCAGAAGATGAAGTTCTTTATCATGGCACATCCAAGGATAGACCATTCACTAAATTAAAAGACGCACGCAACGGTACTTGGTTTACAACTGACCCCGCTGAGGCGTCACAATACGCTATTGAAAATGATAGCATGGGTTATCGTTGGGAGGATGGTAAACCAGTAGCTACAAATCGCATGCCACGTGTCATGCCAATGAGACACACGTTCGAAAACACGCTTGAATTAAATGAATTGCCGAAGGAGCTTAAAGAGGCAACTAACTATAAGAAAGCTCAAGGTGTTTACTTTGATCAATTACGCCAGCAAGGATATGATAGTGTTAGGTTCAAACAGGATAATGGACATAGCATAGTTGTATCCTTAGACAATTCGAAACTCAAGCCATTATACTCTGACCCACACACCTTGGCAATGTCCTCCATCCGCTCCGCCGCAGGCTTAGAGCCGATCTTTGCCCCAAAAGCCGAAGCCAAGTCCCTCATCCCCGAAACCGCTGAGGACTCTATCCTCACAACCGACAGCGGCGACCACACCGTCAAGTCCTTCCCCGCCCGAGAGGCGATGGCCCTTGTTGATAAAGAGCAATTAACCGGTGTCCCTCGTGCCCTTGCAGAGTTCTTCCACAACCGCCTTGATAAGTTGGCTGGGGATACTAAAGTCTGGGTCGCTTCGCCAAACTTGATGCGGGAGCTTAACAAAACCGTTAAGGTTCGGCCGAATGCACCGGGGTTCTACTACCCCGATGCTCATGCGATCGTAATGCGAGAGGATGCGGCCCGCGGTGCTCTCGGCCATGACGTTGCGACCCATATCCTTATTCACGAAGTCGGTCACGCAGCGACTTACGCTGAGATGAGAGAGTTCCCTGCTATTAAAGAGATGGTTGGGAACCTAATGAGTGAGACCGATAAGTGGCTTAGGGAACAGGCCCCTGAGGATCGTAAGACTCACGACTACGCTTTCAAGAACGCGGATGAGTTTGTCGCTGAGACTTTCTCCAACCCTAAATTCCAAGAGGTCCTTGCCACTACCCCACTCTCGAACGAACTCGCCGGGCGGTTAGGGCTGAATGCGAAGTCGTCTTCGGTTTGGGATGCGGTAAAGCAGGTTGTGGCGAACCTTATCGAGCGGTTAACTGGGGCCCGGCTACCACCCACGATCCTTGATGGGATGATGCGGATTGGAGAGGCGTTTGAGGAGGCGAACAAGGTAACGAGGGAAGGTCGAGGAGGTGAGGCTCTCCCTGCTCAAGAGCGTGAACCCGAGTTGCCCGGCGTCACCCGCATGGAGAGCCGATCCGCGTTCCGAACCCCTGGAGCTACCGGGCTTAGCGCGGATGCCATGCGCCGCTACCTCGGCCTGATCGAGAAGCAACATGAGGCTGAGCAGGCTCATATCGCCAGCAAGGCTGAGGAGGACGAACGCCGTCACCAAACCGCTGAGTGGAAGGAGAACGAGAAGCGCGTCCGCTCCGAAGTTCGCGAGGGCATCAACCGTCGGCCTGACATCGCAGCCGATCGCTATCTCCGAGACGGCATCCTCGATGGCCGAAAGGCGAGGGAAACTTTCAAGCTGGATAAAGGGTCCTTGACCGATGAACAACTTCGATCTCTTTCTCCTGACTATTACAGTAGCGCTGGGGCTAATCCTGACGACATGGGTAGGCTTTTTGGTTACCAGTCTGGCGATGCTCTGATCCAGGCGCTTGGGCAGTTGACCCAGCAGAGGGAGATGGAAGGGCTCACCCCGCAAGCCCATATCTCCAAGCTCGTCTCCGTCGCCACCGAGCATGAGATGCAAAGGCAGTATGGGGACCTGGAAGAGAATATTCTACGGGAGGCGAAGGAGCATGTCTTCTCCCAATCGCAGATCGACATCCTCGCCGACGAGACGGTTCATCTTGCTTCACTCGCTGGATCAGAACTTCCTATTTCCAAGGATGATCTCCTTAAGGGAGCAAGGCAGGTGTTCGATGCCTCGCCATTACGGGCTATCTCCTCCAAGGCCTTCGAGGCCAGCGCAGGGCGTGCGGGGCAGGCTGTGCAGGATGCGCTGCTTAAGGGCGATTATCGCGCGGCGCTTAAGGCGAAGCAGGAGCAAACCAACGCGGCGATTTATGCGAACCTTGCCCTCAAGCATGAGAAGGTTCTTAAACGGTTCCAAGAAACCGACGCCCCAAGGTGGGGGAGAAGAGAGCCCCCTGGGGTACCGCAGGAGGATGCGGTTTGGATGCATCAAATCCTTCTTCAAGTGATGGGGCCGGATGGGATACAGACATCACGGCAGGACCTGGAGCGAAGGAAGGAGATGTCGTCGCCATATACGAGCCTGAGGGATTACGTCGAGGCCAAGAATAAGGCCAATGGAACGGCGTCTACTGACCCAGACAACCCGCCTGTTACCCACACTCTTAACGTGATACCTGATCTCTTCTCTACCAACTGGCCAGGGAAGGACCTTGAGGGGCTGAGCGTTGCAGAGTTCAACGGGGTCTATGACTCCCTTAAGTCAATCAATCACTATGGGCATGAGGCGAACAAGTATGAGGTGAAGGGGAATAAGGAAGACTTAGCGAAAGTGGTATCTGGGCTCGTAGAGCGATTGAAGGCAGCGGTGGATAACAAGCCCGCGGTCAGCGGTGCCCATGAGGAGAGTAAGTTTAGAACGATCGGCTCCCTCCTTCTCAATACCGAGACTTGGCTCAACCGGCTTGACCTCGGGAACCGACAAGGCCCCTTCAACCAACTAATCATGCGCCCGATCACTGAAGGACAGAACTACCTTCGCCAGCTGAACCGTGACTTCGCAGCGAAGTGGAAGGACCTTGGGCCGTTTCCAGACTTCAACAAGTCGGTCACCAACACCATCTTCCGCACTGACGATGGACGGTTCCTGGAGATGACCAAAGGCCACGCCTACGCAGTCCTACAAAACATGGGCAATCCCCTCCAGCGAAGAAAGCTCATCGACGGCTGGAACATCTCCAAGGATCAAGACACCGGCGAGCAGATGGTTTGGAACTGGCTCAAGAACGTTGCTGGGATGGGGCCTGAGGACCTTGCGCGGGCTCAGAAGATGGGGAAGGTATTCAGCGATGCCTTTACCCTGGCCGAGCATGCGTATGTACATACTGCTGGGGTCGCACCGGCAAGGATCGAACTCTACAAAGTCCGAACCCCTTGGGGCGATGCCGATGAATGGTACCATCCCCTAATCGCGGACCCGCTTCGTCACTCGTCGAAGATGACGGTGGATGATATGATGGGGGATAGTGGATTTTGGAAACCCTCACCAGCGAGTGGGTACACCAAAACCCGCACAGGAGCCCGGTACCCTCTCGACCTCTCATTCGAGTCCGCGGCGTTTAAGCTCAAGCAAATCCTCAACGACGCCGCGATGAGGATACCGATCACGGAAGTGTCGAAGATCGTTTACAACAAGTCTTTCATGAACGCGTTTAAGGAATACTACGGCCCCGAGTACCATTCCGCTCTCGACGCTTGGATGAAGGACGCTGCTGGGAACCGCCAATGGCAACCGGTGAATATGCGGGCCCTCGATCGTTGGGTCAACTCCCTCGCTCAGAATATGTCCACGATGATGATCGGGTTCAACCCAGGGACCGTGGCGAAGCATGGGCTTACCGCGGGGATATTCTCCTCTTGGGAGGTAGGGTTTGGGAATTGGGCCTCGTCAATGCTCCATATGATCCACGAACTCCCTGGTTCGCGGGAGCGGTGGAAGTTTGCGATGGACAATAGCGAGGAAATCCGGAACAGACTTCACAATGTCCAGGACACCATCGTCGCTCAGAACAAGGAACTCTTCAAGGCCCAGAAGAACCGGGTCTTCGATGCCACGCGGGTGAAGTTAGAGAACTTTCGTGATACGGTTAACTGGTGGGGCCATGCGCCTGTAGGAGCCGGTGACCTGCTCTCTGCAGTGAGTATGTGGGATGCGGAGTACCGGCGGTTGAATAAAGAAGACCCGGATATGTCGCATGGTGATCTCGTCTACGCTGCGGACACCGCCGTGCGTAGAACCCACGGGTCGTCGATCCTAACCAACCGCTCGGCGGTGCAGCGGGCCCAGTCTCCATTCGTTCGCCTGCTGATGCCCTTCTACACCTTCCTCTCTAATGCCCTTCAACGGAACTACGAACTCGCCTGGAAGGCCAAGCTCGCTACGCAAGGCCGTGAGCTTCCTGAGATGCCGGGGTTCTTGGAGGAGAAGTTTGAGGCGGGGCCTCAACATATCCTTCCGATCATGGGCGGGGTTGCGGTTTTTGGGTTAGCGGTAGGGCTGATTGAGCATCTCGTTTCTGGCCAACCAAAGAAACAGGACGAGAGTGAAGGTGCACATATTACAAAGATACTCCTGCGTGGGTACCCGGCTCAGGTTCCGCTGGTTCGAGACGTTTCCAATTATTTGATTGATGGACATGATCCTTCGATTGGCCTTTATGGAACGTTGGCTCAGGATGTGAAGAAGTCTCTGACTACCAAGAGCTACGACTACCGGACCAACCCTGGTAAGACCTTTCGAACCGCAGCGGATGTCCTTTCCATCACCACCGGCCTCACCACCCAGTCCACTGATAAGCTCGGGGAATATCTTATCAACGTCCTGGCCGGTCATGAGCACCCGAAAGGGTTTGGGGACTTGTGGACAGGGATGAGGACGGGTACGCAACAAGCACCAAGGAGGTAGGAATGGATAGATTTGATCTTTGTTGGCCACACACGTTGATCGAAGAGTGTCCTCATCCTGAAGATTGGAGTAACCCGCGCAACTTCTCCAACGATCCTAACGATCCCGGTGGGGCGACGATGTGCGGGATTATTCAAAGTGAATACAACCGCTATCGGCAACGGCAGGGGGAACCGATCCAGTCGGTGAAGCTTCTCACGAAAGATGAAGGCCATGACATTTACTACAACGGCTACTGGCTTCCTCATTGTCCAACTCTCCCTCCAGGGCTTGACTTACAGTTCTTTGATGAGGCTGTTAATGCCGGTCCTGTGGCCGCTACTCGAATTCTCCAGCGAGCGTTAATCATTACCTCAGATGGAGCTTGGGGCCCGCTCACGATGAATGCTGTACAAGGTCTTAAGCCTGAAAACATGGCCGCAGTTAACAAGTCTTTCACCTCTTATCGGCTCGCTTATTACCAAGCCCTTGCTGGGTTTAAGTTCTTTGGTAAGGACTGGACAGCGCGTACGCAACGGATTGGGGCGGCCGCCCTGACAATGATCCCAACACAAGGAGCAACGACGTGAGCTTTAGCCCTAAAACGAGATTTATCATTCAGCTGGTGGTCTTTGTCTGCGTCGGTATCAGTCAAGGGACTGTGCATCTCACGCATATGATCCCAGATGGGTGGATACCAGCGGCCTTAGCATACGCCGGCTTTATCGCCTTCCTTGGTACCGGCTTTACCACTATCCTAAGCGGTTACGGTATGACTACTCAAAATCGGATCGACGCTGCGGCGTCGTTGCCTGATGTGAAGCAAATCATCGCTACCAAGCCGATTGCTGATGCGGCACCCTCTGACAAGGTAGTGGCAAAGCCATGAACTTCTTCGACATGATGAAGCTCGAACCGGAACTCCCGCATATCGAAGCGGCCGTTGCAGTTATCAAGAAATACATGAATGACCCCAGGACTCCTCAAGCGATCTCTCTCATCGAGGCGATTGAAAAGGACCCTGAGGTCAAAGACGCCATCGCTACGGTGGAGGTGGTAGCGAAAATGCTAACAGCACAGGGGACTTAAGATGAAGAAGTTACTTCTTGCTTCAACTATGTTGGCATGGTCGGGGATGGCCATGGCAGCGGACTTACCGTTAAAGGCAGTCTCGGGCCCTTACCCGACTGTCAAGTGCGGGCTTTACTACGGCATCAACGCCGAAGGTGGAGCGGGGGTGGTGCCAAATGCACCTCCTGGAACCACTCTCGTCGGCGGGGATATTGGTATCCTCGTCGGCTACGCCTGTCCGATTGGGAGCTTCCCGTTCTTCGCGGAGAATATTGTTGACTTCCAAAACCTCAACGCGGGGAACGCGGGGTTCTCACTCTCAGGCCCGGCGCATATCGAACAACGAGCGGGTTTCCAAACCCCGCTCTTGCAACTCCTGCCAAACCTTGGTTTCACCAGCCTTAACACCTTGACCACGCAGCCGATCGGGCCGCTACTCCCGCCCGGTGCAACTGCGGGAACTCCGGTCAACTACGTCTACGGGGCGGTGAACGAAGATGATATCTCCAGCCAGTTCGGCCTCCACTCCGGCCGTAGCTGGCTCATCTCGCCTGAGATCGGTACTGGGTTGTTGATCCCGGTTAAGCTCGCCAATGGCACCCCGATCGTAGCCGACACCTACGCCGGCTACGAACTCCAGAGCAACGCCCAGTGCATCGGGGCCGGCATGTGCCCGAAGCTTGGGCAGCGGCTTAAGGTTGGGGTAAGCTTTAAGTATTAAACCTCCCTCCCTGGCCGGAGTTGACGCCAAGCCAGGGCAACTACGGCGCGCAAATGCGCCGGACTTTTTAACAAACGGGGGATAAGGATGGTCGCAAACATCGACATCAACGGTGTGATTTTAGGATTGATAGCATTATTCAATTTAATAACCGCGTTCTTAGCATATCGAACGCATCAAAATGTAATAGCGACGCGTGCTGATGTTGCGGTAATTGAGAAGGCAACGAACTCAATGAAAGATGCGCTGGTTAAAGCTACTGGCGAGGCCTCTCACGCGGCGGGGGTCACAGAGGGCTTAGCGCAGGCGGCCAGGGATAAGGCATTGTTTGAGGCAGGAGCGAAATCGGTAACAGAGGAGAAGAAGTAAATGTTAGGAACAGTCCTACTCGTCTTCGCGTTTGTGTTCGCCTGTATCGCCAGCTTCGTGCCAGGGCCGGTTTATGGCCGGTGGCATTTCGGTTGGTTGGCGATTGCGTTCTATCTGGCGTCGTTGATCTTTGGGTCGGTGGAGCATTTGCTGCGCTAGCCGCTGATAGCGTACAGCTTTTGACCATTCGCTTCGCCAGCCTCTTCGATCTGGCCGGAGAGTTCCATCAATTGCAAAACCCTAATCACGGAGTGGTTGGGAACCAACCCACAGGCGAAGTGGATCACGCGGTATTGAGGCACCGGCTTCCCCGCTCGGCGGATGAAATCGACTATCTCTTCCATCGCCCGCCCGTCGAGGGTGGTCGAGCCAGCAGAGAAGAGGAGGGGCATGTTGATTTCCGCCTCTTCGAGCCACGCCAAGGCGGTGGTGAAGCAATCGGGGGTCAGGACGAGTTCATCGCCCTTGTCGATCGCCGCAATCATTGATAGCTTGTAAAGGTGCACCTTACGACGGCTATTATAGTGCACAAGTTTCGGGTGGGAGGGCTTCGTCCCCTCTCCTCCTCGGCGCCATTCCATGACAAGTTCTTCCCACTCTTTGGTGGTGGTGAATTCCCCAATGATGCCATAGATGGAGGTGAGGTCGTGGACAAGATCAGGATTAGGAACGCGCTGTATTTCAGCAAAGTCATCAGTGAGCCTTTGTTCATCGGAATAAACCAGAATAATTCTTGAAGTAAACCCTTGATCCCACGCGAACTCTGGCATAAATTTCATCAGGTTCGAAGGGGTCGAGCCGGCGAGCATGTTAAGTTGGGGGCGTTCGATGGTGGTGTCACGTGACTTTGTTATTCTTGTTTCGCGGTACGGTACGGTCACATCGTAAAAAGTCGTCAACCCTCCAATGATATCATGGGAATATTCGCTCATGAACGCGCTCCACTCGTCCATTATCATCATCGCGGTGTGGTAGTCTAATATCCCTTTCCCCTTCGGCAAAACATGCTTCTTCGAAGACCTTGACAGAAAATCCACAAGGCTTGCCATCGTCATCGAAGTAGGTGCGATACAGAAGTCGGGTAATTCGGCCAAGAATTTCCGGGCCGACATAATGGTACGCGTCTTTCCAATGCCAGGAGGCGCTACCAAGATTGTATACAGGTTTGGGAAGATTTGGTCGGTTGTGGTCAGCCAAACCTTTTGCTCTAGCACCCCTGCTATCGTGCTGATTGCTGTCCATCTTCGAAAGAGCTCCGATGATCCGAGATTATCGGTGTGACTTACGAAGGCTTCGATCCAGGATCGCAACCGGCGGCGTGCGCTTCCGTTGGTCAGAACCTTCCCACTCCTTAAGGCCATCAGGGTTTCCTTCGCTCCAGTTGCCGAAGTTCCATCCCGTCTTGCAATCGAAAGGGACAATGAATTGACGGCCGTGTTCTAACTCGATTGGATAACGTAGTTGCTCTTTTACCTTGGGGATGACTTCGGCTTCTTGCTTTTCGGGGTACTGAACTAAGACAGAGTCGTGCCCTTGCATTAGAAGGATAACATCTCGATGCTTCCAGATATTTATTATTCCAGAGTTGACTATATGGGCTTCGGATGCCTGGCCTTCGTAGGCAAGGGCTTGTCTAGTAGTCTCAGGATCATTGCGGCGGCCAAAGAACCATCGCTTGCGCCCTGTTAAGTTTACGATGAAACCAAATTCCTTTAACTCATCCGTTGTCCACTCCTTCCATGTCGTATGGGCTGGGAAGGCCTTGAAGTATTTAGCTTGGAACTCTTCAACGAGCATTTTATCGATTTTGGTTTGGCTGGATAACTCTCCTGCCTTACCATCAAAGTTTGAACCGTGCCCCAGCTTCTTGCACATGAAGCGATGAGTGTAATGGCGGTAGAAAATTTGCTCAGCAATTGCCTTATCCTTTTTCAAATTCCCTGTCCAAGGAAGGTCAGGCCAACAGAGCTTAGCAACAATAGTGTGTAAGTCGCCCGTTTCACAGGCGTCAAGATAGGCACCGTTATCGAATAAGTTCCATTCCACCGCCCCTACTACTCGGCTTTGGATTTGTGCCCCATCGAAGTTGCCAAACTTATATCCAGGATCGGAGATAAAGACGCTTCGCAGAGACTCTTCAATATTCTGAAAGTTGCCTCCGGTTCCGAACTCTGAGAGACTAGAGCTAAGACGACCCGTTGAAGTTCCTGCAATGTTGTATGAAGTTCGCATTCGTCCATCGGGGTCTATCTCCGTCTTTAACATTTCAATTTTCTTCTTCATATCGCGCATGACCAGCATATGCGCGACGATCAATCTCGCAGAGAAATAGCTCTCCAGTTTCTCAAGAGCCTCGCGATTGACCGTAGGTCTTCCACCTCGTCGGATGGGTGGAAGACCAAGGTGATCGTAGAAAAGGAGATGTAAATCCTTATTCGATCGCCAGTTAAACTGCCAGAGTCCAAGGCCGTGGCCAACGATGCGATTAAGCTGCTCTTCGAGTTGGTCAAGCTTGGTGAAGTATTCGTCGATGACCTCCGCACGACGGGCTTGGTCAATGAGAACGCCACGGCAGCGCATTTCGAGGATGGGGGCTTGGAGATCGCGGGAGAAGGAATAAGTCCCCGACGTTTGATTATCGAGTTGAGGATAGAGGACATCTAAAACCTCTCGCGTGATGACGCAGTCGAGACCATTATATGCCCACTCTTTTTCTTGGCCTGACAAATCGTCTGGGCCTACCAAGTCTGTGTGGATGATCTTCATTCATCCTCTCTAAACCATTCAATCTTCATGCTTGGCATCTCGTTAACCTTTCCAATAAGGTCTTGGTGTTCACTCATATACCTGATTGGCTGATTAGACGACCCCACTATCTCACCAGTAGCATCTATATGAATACAAACTACGTTATTCTAAGGCACTCTACTATTGCGCCTAGTCACGATGGCGATGACAATACGAAAGTATCTGGAATGATCATTGGAATAAACATTTCCAATTTCAACCTCAGCGCCTCTATGAATATGAAGCCTTGGTGAAATCTGGACTTTCATTCGTCCCTCTTAATTGTAGTAACCTTCTCGCGCATTTGCTTCCAGGCGCCGTGGTCGGTGTAGATCGAACCGAGGTAGCCAAGGCCCTTGAGCGACTCGGGCTGGAGCGCGTGGTGGAGAAGCATGGTGTCGTGTTCGGCGTTCATTACCTTTAGGCCGTAGGACCGCCAGAGGAACGCGATGTCGTAGAGGCCGTTTTGGAAGGTTTTAGGGATAGCTCTATCCAAGAGTAGCTTGCGTATAAAGCCCCAAGCTTGTCCCTCGCTTCGCTGATCAGGCCAATAGCTTCGGTTCTTTCTTCTTCGGTCAAAGATTGGAATAACGAGAGCATCTCCGGTTGAAGGTGCGAACCCAATGCAGGTGATCTGTGTGCCAGCTGTTTCAATGTCAACAGCCAGCGATGCGCAGCTGCGGATGTGTAGGGCATAGAAGTCCTCAAGGTCGGAGATGGTTTCTGGGATATGGACGGAGACAGCGGGGTGGCGGATTTCGGGGAAGGCGGACTCGCGAGCGGCCTTCATGAGGTCCATTACGGTTGTTGGTCGGAGTTCCCATTGGCGGCAGACAGCAGCGGGGTGATAGGTGGGGAGGACTTTGTATCCCGTCGCGGTATGAGTAGAAAGTTCAGTAGTGCCTCGGTACTTTGAAATCGCTGTGCGGCCAAGTAACGCCCAAGACGCTGTATTTCCAAGGGCGATAATGATGTTTGGATCGGCCTCAAGTAGCTCCGATCCAAGTCGTTCGAGTTCTGGGATGAACTCGGTTCTGACGTACTTGCTCTTAACGAGTGCTGGATACCCGTCGATGCCTTCGGCTTTTGTCCCACAGAAGAACTCCACTTGGTTGCCGGGGGGATGGAGGTTGAAAACGTTGGTGAGATGGCAGTCTGCCCTGTGTATACCCGCGTCGTCTAACATACGCGTTAATTCTTGCCCTGAATAGCCGACGAAGGGCGAGCAGGCTTTCTCTTCGGCTTCGCCCCAACTTTCACCGACTAATGCTATTTGGTTTCGGCAGGAACTGGCCATTCTTATCTCTCTTGGCTTCATGCATATGTTCGAGGTTGTGGCAAGTCCAACAAAGCACCTCTATATTCGAAGCGTCGTTGTTTGATCGGTCCCTATCTTTGTGGTGTCTTGGTAACTCTGTTGTGTAGTGTCCATGACACCTCTCACAGGTATATAAATCTCTACCTGCTGCTTCTAAAGACTCTCTTACCCTTCGTCTGACAGTCGATCTAGAAGTACCTCCTTTCCAATTTGTATTGTCATCACCCCACTGTTTTAAGACTCTACGCATGCTTCGCTCCCGAGCTTGGCATAGCCGGCGATGTCGTCGAAATGGTCTTTGTGCTTACCACCTCCAGAGATGATGCGGGCTATTTTAGTGCAAATCATTTCAAGAGCTTCGCGTTGGGCCTTTGGTAGCTCACCCCATCGACCCGTGCCGAGGATTGATTTTAAGTCTTGAGCTATGATTGCTGTCAAGGCGAACGATCCATGCGTCTTTTCACGTTCGACGAGGAGTGGGTCGCGGGTGGACAAGTCCATAGGGCATACTCCCATATGATTACAATGGTTAGATGCCCCGGGACAAACATTCCAAGGCATACGGCACTTGGGGCATTGTAAAGTCCCGGGGCACTTCATGGTTACTCCTCCACCGCCGCTACGCCACCGACCTTCGCGCTCACGCCCGTTCCGTCTTGGAACGACTCGTGTCGCATGGTGACGATAAGCTGGTTGCCTGGGGCTTCTTCGATCAACTGGCCCAGGGACATGTCACTCTCGGTGTCAAGACCTGCGGCCTTGAGCATATCGGTGAGACGCCAGAGGGAGTTCTCGGTGAGATAGTAGGTGTCCTTGATCGTGACCTCGGACAGTTTCTTCTTCTCACCTTTCTTGTTCGTCAGCCACTCGTCGAGTTGGTCGGTGTCCACGGAGTCCATCGCTTCGAGGACTTTGTAAGTGAACTCAACGAAGGGCGTTTGCTTCTTGGCCGACTTATCCTGCCTGGGTTGGCCGGTTACGACGACGACGTAATCGCCGACTGGCATCGCGGCAGGGCGTTCGACATCGGAGGCTTTGGTTTTAAGGATGTCGGAGAATGAGCTTGCGCTGGTACGGGGTGCGGGAGCGGTTGCTGTTGTAGCTTTTGCCATGTATTATGCTTTCCGTTTGATGGGTGTGACTTTGGTTTCTGGTTTCGCTCGAAGGACTTCAAAGATGGATGCTAGGCCTGTTTCAATGGGATACTCCTTTGCCATGTCGAAGGGTTTGGGGTTTTTGAGATCGATGATAGCGGTGGGAACGGTTTTGATCGTGCGAGCGCCTCCTGCTTTGGTTTCGAAAAGGGCAACGGTGTTGAAGTAAGCGTTGATCTTGGAGTTGATGGCCGAGCCGATCGAGGCTGGGAAGCCCTTGGTCTTGCCCTCATCGGTTTCTTGAAAGACGATATGGGAGTTGACGATGACGTTCGTCTCGAAATGGTCGGAGTACATCTGACCGAGCATAGCGAGGATGCCCTTTTGGGCATCGCCATAGACGGAGCGTTTGTCAGGGTTGGTGGACATGCTATCGTAGAAGAGGTATGCGGCATCGGACAAGAAGGTGAGGGTGTCGAGGACGAGGATGCACTCAGGTCCCCACTCCGAGGGAGGGCCGAGATCAACGTCGTCGTACTTCCATCGGTCGAGCATTTTGAGGGCGGTGATGAAGGCCTTGGGCTGGCCGATGACTTGAGGGCCGATGGCGGAGGCTTTGCGCCGATCGCGAAGGGTGAGGTATTCGACATTACCGATCTGGTCTGGGCAGTCTTTGTAGATGAAGTTCTTGAGGGACTCAAGGCCGTTGTCGAAATCGAGGATGCGGAGTTTGTATCCTGCGCCGACGAGAGAGGTAAGGGCACCGGTTTTACCTGTGCCGGGGGAGCCCATGCAGCAGAGTTTCGTATATTGGTTGCTTTGGTGGTCACTGAGGTTTGGCATTTGTGTTTCCTGATAGGATTTCGGTATAGAGTGTGAGCAGGTCCCCTTCCTTGACGTCGGCCTTTGGCCCGGTGCAGATTAGATGGCCAAGGCCGGGAAGGTGGATTGAAAACTCTAACGACGCGCCGAGTTCGTTGATCTTATCGACGCGGAACTTGCCAAGGATGAGTTTGTAGCGGATGGGTTGGGTTTCAATATCAGCCATATCTCACCATTTCCTTGTCTTACAGTGACGGACTTTGAGCGCTCAGCGTAGCAGTTGTGTGGGATGTCTTTTAATTCAGGTCGGCGCCCTGCTATTATTATCTCGACCGAAGAGGGTTCCATCTTTCCTTCTCCTCCAACTTTGTGAACTGCGTTTTCAAGAAAGTCTCCCTCACGCTCGGGTCCTTCCCACAGATTTCCCGAAAGGGGCACCCGGTCCGGCCATCGGCTTCGGAGCGATAGTGGCCACAGGATTTGTCGTTCATGGGCCAGTAGTTGTTGACCGCGTATTGCTCTGCGAGGGTGAGCCAATAGCGGAGGTCGGCGAGCCATTCGGCGGTTTGTGCCGGGGTACGGTAGGTGAAGCCCCGGCCAAAGCGGGACTCGTCTTCGAGGATTTGGGCCGCGTCGATGATGACGCCCCGGACGGGGGTCCCAAGGACGACCTGCCCCGCGAAGGAATAGAGGGACATTTGATTGTCGGGTTCGAATTGGGAGAAGAACCAAGTGCCGGGAGCGGCAGTAGTGGTTTTGCGATCCATGACGAAGAGGTCGTCGTTGAGGGAGACGACCCGGTCGAGGTGGCCGGAGAGGATGTACTTTGTAGGTTCAAATGTGCCGTTTGGATCGCCGTCATCATCTACTTGTAGGCGCTCTGTCTTTGGCCCCCAATCCAACTCAAACCGGAAGCTCAACTCTACCGCTGGCTTTCCATCGGCGAGGATGTGGGTATGGGTCTGCTCACGCTGAAATTGATCAAGGTACCAAATAACCGTGCGCACAAGCGATGTTCGCGTCTTGACCTTGTGGTCTGGGTCAAAATCACTAGTCCGAAGCAAGAGCTCTCGAACAGTGTCGTGAACCGCATCGTTGTGTTTAATCCCAGTAGATCGGAGTATGTCGTAGTCCTGGAGCGCATGATGATACTCCTGCCCAAAGCGGAGATGGACAGACTCTTCGTTGGATGACCAGCCTTCGATCATTTGATAGTAGTAGAGGCGTGGGCAGACTTTGAGCCAACCGAGGCTAGTTGAGTCCCAAGCATACTGTATTTTAGTACCTGGAAGGAAAGGGGACATAGCAGTTGAGGCTAAGGCTATTGCGGTTGCCCCTTTGAGAAAGCCTCGGCGTGATAATGCTACATTGGTCAAGGTATCTGCCTCCTCTTCACCACCTGCGGGGGCGAGGCCAACCCAATCTTGGCTAGGTCCACCTTGGGCCCTTCGTTCTTCTTCGGCTTGACACCGGCATCGACCAGTTGGCGGTTGCGGCGGTGAAAGGCGATGACTTCGTCGATGTTCCGAGCGGAAAGTTCGAGTGGGTCCATCGACATGAGCCAGTCGAGGTAGTTGCCGGTGCCGGGAAAGCGGGGGTCCTTATCAGGTTCTTCGGTCATGCTACACCCTCCGATCTGAATAGGCCAAGGGCCGCTCTGGCATTTCGTATGTCGTTAAGAGTGCCCCGAAATGTAATAGCGATCGGTTGCTCATTATCCAAATCACTATCATTGATTTGATCACGTTGCGACTCGTAGTTGGCTATTAGCCGTTGGAGGATACCATAGGCTAATGATGCAGCAAGCTTTTTGCGGTCATTCATCTTTAAAAGTCCTATTTGCGCTTCTGACGAAGTCATGCACAATCTCCCGGACCTTCTCCGACCAACGCTCGTAGTTGGCTTTTAGGTACTCAAGGTCCTTTTGCCAGAGATTTAGCGTGACCTTCTTGTGCGGCTGTTCGAGGGGAGGGGTGGGCACTGAGCGGCCTTTCGTTGTAGATACGGTTGACCCAAGCGCGGGAGATGCCAAAGTCGGCGCCGATTAGTTTGGAGGAGTTAACGCGGGCGAGATCACAACGGCGGATGATTTCGGCGACATCGGCGTCGGTTAGCTTGGATGGACGGCCGTTTTTGTTCACGTTCGCCTCCGCTTCACGCCGTTCTCGGAATAGTTGTTGATCGGGGAGAGGTCATGGATATTCTCACAGGTCTCGATCGGGAGTTCTTCGGTTTCGCCGGGGAGCTTGCGGGCGTAGATATAAACCCACCACTTGCCAGAGATTTCTTTCATCTGGATGATGAGGGCGTCGTAAGGGGAGGTGCCAAGGCGGGGGTCGTCGATGAGGAGGCCGTTGTGTTCGTTGCGGGAAAGGACGCGGGCGTAGTTCAGGCGCACACGGAGATGGTTGGCGGCGCCGGATGTGGGGCAGGAGTGGCGGATGCCTGCGGGGGAGTCCATCGCCCGGTCGAGGAGGTGGAAGCAGTCTTCGTAGGCGGCCCGACTTGTCGATACTGTCACTGTACTTCCTTTTTTATAACAACTGCCGTTTGCCAACCGTCAGGGAATTTGACTGTAAGAGTTCCTTCTATGATAAGGTCTTCTTCTAAAGCTGTGTCGATGAGTGCTTTGTATAGACGCTTAATAGCTGTAGTGTATTTGGAGTCGTTCATTTGATATCCGCCGTGTTGATCTCATAATAAGTTTCCATCGCGCGGGTGGTGATGACGTAGCGAAGGTTTAGGTCTTGTTCGTCGGCGCGGAGGAGGTAGGGGTCCAGGTGATAGACAGTGTTCCATTCCAAGCCTTTAGCCTTGTGTCCAGTGAGAAGGGCAATTGTTCCGGTTTGCTTGAATAAATGTTCTGCGTAAGCCACTGCTTGTCCAAGAGTAGTACCGTGGTTTGCAAAGACACGCATGCATCCAGCAATATCTGGGGCGGTAGTTGATCCTTTGGCCACTTTCTCCGCTTCCCACTTGCTAATAGCGGCAAGGACTTCCTCTTGCTTGTCATTATCTTCCCCTAATCGACGCATGATCCCAATAACGCGAGGGCCCACATCGCTACCAGCAACGCTAACGCTCCGCCCCGAAGCCAAGAGGCGAAGGGCAAGGGCAAAGAGAGGAGCATTATTCCGACAGATGATAACAGAGCCATCGGTAAAGCTATCGAGCGTAGGGTTTTTAAGAACGCCGACACGGCCTCCCTCCTTGAGCCATTGCATGTGCGGGGCACGCCATTGGACCGCTTGAACTATTGCCTTCGGGCAACGGAATGAGATGCTTAGATTCGCGGGGGTCATCGCGAAGCGCTGGGCGAGCTTGCTCATTCCGTTAGTTTCGGCTCCTCGAAATCGGTAAATTGATTGATACGGGTCCCCAACTGCAATAAGCCGACTTTTTGAAAGGTGATGGAGCATCTGATGATTGACGGGGGAAAGGTCTTGCGCTTCGTCGATGAGGACAGTCGGAAACTTCGGGTATGTACCACCGAACAGTGCGGGCATATATACCTGATCGTTATAGTCGATGAGGCCGGCGTAGGCGGATTTGATTGAGCGGAGGAGGACCTCTTCGAGGAGGAAGGGGCCGAGTTCGCCGATGTCTTCGGGGAGCATTGCGTAAAAGGCAGTTTGGTCAATAAGTCGTTTTGCATTAGGGTACTTCCCGTCCGGGACGTAGCCGAGGGATTTCGCCAAGCCACAGGCGGCAATGATGTCCCAAAAGACTTCCCAAGCTTCGCTTGCTTCGCCACGGGAAAGCTCCTTTATCAGTTCTCGGAGGAGGTCGGGGACTTTCTTTGGGTCGAGGGATACTCTTCCTGCACAAGCTGTACTCCAAATGCGGTGGCCGAGCCCATTAAAAGTGCGAACCGTAGTAGTAGTCTTGAACCGCTTGACCATAACCTCTGCGATCCGTTTATTGAAAGCCAAACACAGTACCGGCGGTGTGAGCGCATTTTGGATCATCTCCAGGGTGGTGGTCTTTCCAGAGCCAGCAAGGGCGTTGATGATGAGGTTGGAGGTGGTGAGGGTGACGAGGGAGAGGATATGCTCCTGCTCCGCGGTGGGGGGTGGTGTCAATGGCAATGAAGTCTGGACCTTAAGGGCTCTCATCGAGGGCGCCTCCAAAGGGGGACTTTAGAATACTTTTGTTCCTGAATATCATCAGCTCGTGTAAGGCCCTGTGTAGATTTCAATACATATTTCTTTAGTTTCTTGTTATATCGGACATGAGAACAAAGTGGTTTTCTAATTGTGTAATCAAATCCTGTTCCACAAACTGGGCATTTGTTTTTGCCTATTCGCATAGCTAGAATAGGTTTCGGTTGCTTATATAGCGGTACGGCGTTACGAGTCATTGTCGTGTCACTGGTCCAGAGGAAGATACATTCTTATGCGTCTCAAGGAGCGACATGTGAAAGTCCCCAGCGAACCGGGCGAAGGGGAGGGCGTCCTGGTCCCCGCAGGCATCGTCGTAGAGCTTGCAAAGGGCGAGGCCGAGGATGGCGATGCCATCGCGGGGGGAGTCGGTCGAGGATTTGATCAGGTCGAGGAGAGCATCGGCGGTGGCGTTGAGCTGTAACGTATTCATTGCCAAGTGACTCCATTCTTGATTGCTCTGATAGTGCCAGCTTTGACTCCATAAAATTCAGCTATTACTTTAGTTAAAGCACCATTTGCAAAGTGAAAGCTCTTTCATGATAGGCCTGCTTTAATTCTCATACTCTTGGTGGCTATATTGATTATATTTGTTTGGCTATACTTAAACATTTCGCCCACCGCGAGGAATCCCTGCCCATGTTCGAAGTCGTCTTGGGCTTTGTAGAAATGGCCGAGGGTGTAGGAGGCTTCTTCGGCGAGGCGGAGTTGTTCTAATAGACGCGAAAATATATCCGCCTCGGTCTTGACTGGGACTTTGCTCATGTCCGGTTCCTATCTTTCCAAGCGCAGTAGATGACGAAGATGATGAAGGCGAGGATGACGCAGGCGAGGAGAGGGTCGCCTTCGGGCGGGTGGGTCATGATCGTTTGGACTCTATAATAACCTTACAAATTTGTGAGGTGCAATATAAAATGCAAATGCAAGCACCGGCTATCGCGAAGGGTATGTTGTTTAAAAATGAAGCCAGCATTACTGCTACAATTCCAATGATAAAACCTTTGGCATTTTGATTGAAAGGCCATTCATTGTTCATTGCCTAAACCCCACACTCGTCTTCGTCTTCCCTTTCCCAAGATGGGCCAGGATCGAGATGATCTTTTCAAAGTTATCTGCCATTTGGAGCCAAGCCCAAGCCTTGACTTTGCTCTCGTGGATTTTGGCCCAATCGGCCAGGGCCTTGCAATCCTCCTGCGCCAGCCGGCAGAATTCGATCAGTTGGGAGAAGGTGATCTCGGGGGAGAAGTCGCCGCCGAGGGTTTGGTAATCGAGGCGGTTGCCGGGGGGCTTAGCCATGGTTAGTGGCCAGAGTAATTGGTTGTTGATCTACACAACCGTCACGACATTTGGCTGGAGAGGGGCATTTGGGATGCTTGCATTCAGTGGTGCTTGACGTGACACGCCCTGGATATCTGGCGTTGATAGGCAAGCCTCTAGGATTGACTGTAGGGTCAGCAGCTAGCTTTAGAATAGCTTCTCTACCAAGTTCATCAGACGACTTCCGCTGATCGCCTTGGTAGGCCAGATGCTCTGGGACGAAGAGCCAATTGTTGAGAGCGACCAGGACGCCAGCGAGACCGCAATCGTAGCCTCTAACGATCTGGTTGTTCTCATCAAGCATGTCGATCCTATATCGGCCGAGGTGGATGATGGAGATGCACATTTTCATGGTATTACCCGGCGCTTAACCGGCTCCTGAGGCTTCGCCCGCCCAAGGCCGAGGATGGAGAGGAGATCGCCTGCGGCGGTTGCGAGACGAGAGCGAGAGGCGGAAGCGGCGTAGTGGTCAGGGATGTCATCTGCGATGGTGAAAGGAGGAAGGAGGCCGCTGGTATGGATGATAGCTTCGGTCACCGCGAAGTAACTTAGCTCTAGCCACCACACTGGATATGCCCTATGTCCCGATGTAGGAATGATCCACCAAGGACCAGGGTCGGATGGAGTGCCCATATCATCGTTGCGCTCGGCGATGTCAAAGGCGGGGGCGCCGTGGACTTTGTGGAGGATAAGGAAGGGTTCGCTCATCTCGTCGGCTTTCCCTTCGGAGCGAAATCCTCAGCCTTACGCACTTGCACCGCCCCACCTTCGAGGTAGAGGTTGATGATGGTGAAGAGGCGGGTGACATCGCCGGAGGTGAAGCGGTTTCGCCCGCCCATGCGGGCCATGGTTTCGATGTAGGTGTTGATGGCATAGGCGACGACGACGGCAGAGTCGGCATCGAGGGAAGCGGTGACATTGCTAAGGAGGGCGGATATGCCTTGGGTGACGATCGCCTCGGCGGTGGCGGCTTGGTCTTCGGTGATGTCAGCCATAAATGCCATTCTCCTTGTAGTCGAGTTCCCAATCTCGATCTCGATCGTCGCCTTTGACGAAGCTGGAGGCCATTTGCTCCTTGGCGAGTTGCCTCGCCGCGATGAGATCCATGCCGGAGTCGATGAAATGGGCGATGGTACGGGTGAGGATGTTGTCGTAGGTTTGAGGGTCGATGGTGGCGATGCTCATGGCTTCCCCATCCCCCTACGCTTGACCACGGCCAAGGCCGCCTCGCGCATCCCATCTGGCAGGTCGAGGATCGGGCGGCGGCCGCGGAACCGCGTGACGCGAGCGATGTGGCCTTTCAAGCTGACGACTTTGGGAAAGTTGCTTCGACCGGTCAGGTGGCCGCCCCTTGGCCCGGAGATATTGGGGATATGGGCCAGGGCCTTGCCAAGCCCGCCTTCGGTGAAGGGAAAGGCGAGGGCCATGGAGCCGAAGTCGAGATAGAGGGTGTCATAGGAGCGGTAGATGGTGGGGGAGAGGGGAGGGGATTTGGTCATTGGGTGTTGTGATCCTCTGTAACCACGCGCTTGCCTGTGCACCAATCCCGCAGTCGTTTCTCGTAATCAACCAACGCAGCAAATACAATCGGCTCAAGTGCGATACTACTTTGGCCACCGTATTGGTCATTGGTAACATGGAGCCATAGCTGGTATCCGTCAAAGGATACGTAAACTCCATCGCCAAGGTATTCCTTGTTCATGGTATCTTCCTCCTCTTAACAAGGGCCCCAACCCCCACCGGGCGGGCTGGAGCGGCTTCGGCTGCTTGGGGAGGCTGCTCCCCTTCCGGTGGCGAAGGGGGCGAGGCGGGCGCCTCAGGCCCCAACACGGCAGGTGAGGGTTCAGTGTCCTCTGCCGTGGATGTCGACGTACCCATTACCGTTTCGTCGGCGATCATAGATGCTTGTTCCAGGCCTTTGCCTATGTCAATGAGATCGCCCACTGGCCTCCGCCACATTCGGGTGTTCCACTCTAAGAACCACCCATCCCCGATGTGGCCGTGGGCGAGGAACATGCCAAGCATCGTGCGATGGCGACAGCGGGGCTTATGGCCCTGGGGGCAGGCGCAAGTGGTGAGGGTGCAAGTGTAGACGGATTGGATGTTGTAGTCGGAGTCGAACTTCTGGATGATGAACTCGCCTTCGACGGGGGTCGAATGTAGGGTGTAGAGATCGAGGGTCATGGTGGTCAGCCCTTCAAGCGGGACGAGGTCCCATTGTTCGCATTGTACCACAAACCCGCCTCAAAGTCAAGAAGATAATTGCACGAAGTGGATAAATCGCATTCTCACGAGGCGAAGATCCTGGGATGGATATGGCGAAGGCCCCGCCACATATGTGTCCGATTTGCCACGAAATGAAATCACGCTGCGGGGGCCTGATGGTGAGTCGCAGGTATGCCAATTCTGCGCAGACTCGAGCCGAAGGTGGGCGAAAAAGGCCAAGACGTGGGAGGCTGATCTCGCTTTCGCAGCCTCTTTGCACCCATCGCCCCTGCGCAGGTCGGGCGAAGCCAATCACCCTGGAGCTACCCTTATGATACTCTAGTGATACCCTGGAGCTACTCTCATATCAGGACTTTGGGCTGGTTGAAGCGATGGGGGGTCTAGGGTTAAAAAAAAAAAAAAAAAAAAAAAATAAATAACCTACCTATATACCCCCATCGCCCTTCCTGGCTGAAAGGTTCGATATGAGGGTATCACTAGGGTATCACCAGAGTATCCTCAAGGGTGCTCCAGGGTGCATGATCCAGGAAGCCGGTGCTCAAGGACGATGGTGAGGCAATTTCGCATTTCGATGCGTGGGAACCAACGATTTGGCGCAGGTAAGGTGTGGGAACCGCCGGGCGGGTGAATGCAATATGCCCGGAGGGGTGGCTCCGGGCATATGCAGATCACGGGAAACTTAGGTTTTCGCTTTAGGCTTCTTGGGAGGCCGGGATTTCTCGATGTAGGGATGAGCGGGTTTCACAATCCCCCGCTTAGGAACCCCCTTGATAAATTTAGCTAGCTTCTGGTAGTGTTCTGATTGTAAGTAGCGTTCAGCCATGCTCATTCTCCCATTAAGATTTTACCTGCAAGCCAAGTTAGATCATTCTGTTTCTCTTGACCATCGGGGCTTTCAGCGATTGCTAAGACAAGTCCCTGGATGAACTCATCATAGCTCATCTCTCCATCCAAGTACCTCCTCGCCCCTTGCGTTAGCACGCTGCGCATGGTGTCGGGCATGGTCATTCCTCCTTTAGATTGACGCCCAGAACATAAGGATTTTACTGTCTTCTTCAGTTATTAGACCCGTATTTAAAGCCTGTCTAATCGTCATATTAGGAGGTACAGTCTTAAGACGTAGTTCCATTGGGGTTGGTTCACGAAATATATCCTCGATGACAAAGATAAGTAGCGTGAGCCAAGGTGGTAACACAAGAGCCATTAGGAATATTAAGCACATGGCGTAAAGGAAAGGCGTCATGGCACTTTTCCAAATCGATCTTGGATCAGGACCTCTTTAGAACACACAGCCCTACATCTTGTGGTCATCAAGACCACCCGTGCTCAACGGCCTTGGCGTTGCCAAGCGTCGGCTCAAAGGCGAACAGCTTTCCCCAACTCAGTTTGCCGTTGTTTTCGTAGCTATCGTGCAGCCGATCCATCTGGCGCAGCGCGGCCATCATATCGTCAGCCTGCGCTTCCGAGCGAAACGCCAGCGCCTTATTGTGATCGGTCGTCCACTCAAAGGTTGCCGACGACGTGAGACGCTGCACCGCGAGATATTTTGTTCCCGGCGCCTCAATTAGCCATCGGAAATCAGGATTTTCGGGCATCTGTTTTCTCCCGTGACATTTGCGATAGCAATGGGGAGGGCATCTCCTCCCTCCCCATTCTCCCTGGTTAGAATGAACCCTGTGAGTCGGAACCATAAGTCTGTGGCTTCGGCTCTTCGATGGGTTGGAACTTCCCAACCTCGTCCCGAGGCTGATCAACGTAATGAGGCTTGGGGCGATTGGCCTCTTCCACGACCTCTTGGATAGGCACTACTCTTGCATTGAAGATATCGCCAAGAACCAATTCGACCCTCGCTAACTTCGCCGTGGCCTCCTTGAACTTAGTCTCGTACTCCAGGGCCATCACCATCGCATCGTCACGCTCCCGGATCAAGTCAGTGGATCGTGTTACCTCTGCGTCATACAACCGCGTCATGTTATTGACTTGGTTTTGCAGATAGTTGCATTGACCCTCTGCCCTATCCGCTCGCTCCTGTTGGATAGATAGATTACCAAATGCACTGTCCCGTTGGCGCCTGACCTCCGTAACCTGCTCATCCAGTTCCTTATTCCGGTTGCGAATGTATTCCAAGTCAAGCTGAAGCAACGTAGTCTCACTGCGAAGGGTATTGACAATGCCTTGAAGCTCCTGCACTTGTACTGCTAGGGCACTCCCCTCTAAGATTGCATTCCGTGCGGTATCGAACGCCTCTCGCAGCTTGCTCACGGCGGGGTTCTCCTGTTCGTTCTCGTTCACCTGTATCTCCTGGGTTGTGGGTCTATCATAATAGCCCTGGGTCTGCCGATCCCAGTCTCGATAGTCTGTCATTGGTTCAGCCTTTCAAGCAAAATCCCTAGGGGCGGGATTGCCCCTAGGGTCGCAAGCGTTGGATTAGTCCTCAGATATTTCCTTGTCTGAGACTATCAAGCCATATTCAACGGCTTTGGCTTCGTCATCCCATTGGGCAAACAAGCCACCCGAACTATGTGGGATGAAGTCGATTTTAACTTGCTTAATGAGGTCTTTTAGTGTCTCACTGATATCGTCTGCTGATGGGATTGCTTTGTGACCGTCGTAATCCCATTCCCATTTATTGCGTTCATAGAATGGTTGAACGCTGGAGGCAAAATCATGTACTTTCATGGCTTTGCCTTAATGCTTCGCGTGGCTCTGCCCCGCCTGCGGCTTCGCCTGTGCCAGCACCCCAGCGGAGACCTTTTGTGCCTTGGCAGCTTTCTTATCCGCCGCAGTCTTCTCTGCCTTGGCTTTCAGCTTGGGGTCTTCCTTCAATCCAAGGGCTTCGATCAACTCCGCTCCCTTGGCCTTGGCCTCGTCGGCATCCTTTGTCGGCTGGTCTAGCTCATGACGCTTGGCGACGTTCGCCTTTGCAATCTCCATGAATTGCGGACCACGCTCTTCATCCGCAAGGACCTCCTCCGCCGCTTCGGTGATCTTCTTCGCCGAGTAATGGGAAATCTTCCCACCGCTCGCCTTGATCGCGTCGCGGACTGCAAGCCGGGCAAGCCGCATTGCCTCGGCCTTCACCTCGCGTTCCACGCCCTTCAGCTTCGCCTTGCCTCCGGTAATACGCGTCTCGCCTTTCAGCATACTCTCATATTGCGCCTGGACTACCGCCAGGATCGCGTTCTGTGCAGCTTCAAGAGCCTTTCCCTCTAGCCCTTTGCTCGACTTGAGCTTGCTCTGCCCTCGATTGAGCAAGGTCTTGCACCCTTGCAACATAATCTCCAGGTAAACCGGAAGCGGAAACTTATCGTCGTTGAACGTATCCGTGTCTACCTCGTAGGTCACTCCCACTCCAGCCTTAGGGATGGGGATTTGGATTTTAGCCATTGGCTTTCCTCTTGGGCAGGTCATTAAGCCCCCTGCCCTTGGGCTATCCTTGCGTCAGCAAATGGACAAACGAGAGGCATTCGCGCCTCTCAAATCAACTAACCTGCGCAGTATAGCACAGGTCGCGGTAACGTCCTAATCACATTCTCGTGATCCGGGTAACGAGTTCGTGAACACGAGTTGATCGCGTTATTGGCCCCTACCAGTTATCGTTATTTCTCTTTAACAGATTTTTAATTGACACATAGAGAAACGTGTACATCCAAACAATTCTTATCGCTAAGTAGAGTGCTCCAATGTAGAGTAGATGCCAAGGCAGGTGCCAAATATGGTAAGCGGTTTTGAACGGTGATGGTAAATCTCTTTCGATTATACTTTCCTTTGCAGCTTGCGTTATCTGTTCGTCAGTGAATTTATCGGGGTCCAGTCCTGATCTCTTGATAGCGTCCTTAACGGCCATTTTGTACACTTCCAATTCTTGATTAGTGGTCATTGCCCACTCCCTCGCCAGAACATCACAAACAACACCGCCGGTATGGCCAGCGTTGCTGCGATGATGATGAAATCATGTAGCATTAGCCTTTCGATTGGTTTCATCATAAGTCTGTCTCCTCTTCTGTGATCTTTGTAAACTTTCGCATCAAGTCACTGGCGATAATCATACCACTTGCATCCATGTTGAATTGATAAGAGTAATACCTATCATTCTTGTGGATTACTACCGCCATTTCATCAGCGCCAGTTGCAAACAGGTTAATTCCTTTCATAAACTCCTGAATGGTTTTAACCTTAGCTGTGAACCGCATTTGCATCGCACTCTCCTTGCCTCTATCTACTGGGCCATAGTGTTAGTCGCGCCGCGCCACCCTCGCCCGTTCCCACAACGCCCCGCAATCGGCCATAGATTGTCGCTGAGGCATTTCGCGAAGCGGGGCGCTACTACCCTAGCCGACCGATTTGCGCCCACTGGCGGCCATCTGTGGGGCTTGACGCGCTACGCTTGCGCCAGCAATGGAAAAAGCGCGGGTATGACCGCGCTATTCCCATTTCATATCTGAGAGGCCAGAGCTATTGCTCCCAACGTTCGGGGAATATCTCACTGACAACATGAGCTATCTGCCCGCGTGTCCAATCAAGCCACCGATCAGTGAGCAGGTCGCGCATCTCCCCGCGCGATAGCTTGCGCCCTAGGTCACGCTCACAGGCTTTGATTAAACCCTCTGCGCGTGCTCTATCGGCTTCGCGCATATCAGCACCCCCGCCCGCTCGCCGCCTGCCCCGCCAGCCAATCCCCCAGGCTCTCGCTCTCCGCCTTCGGCTGCGCCTTGCGCTCAGTCACCGGCCCTACAGCTATGCTGAGCTTGCCAAAGTTATAACCAAACTTCAATTCCATGCCCTTTGGCATCTTGTCGGTGAAGTCGGCTTGCATCCCCGCCTGAAACGTGTCCCGCTCCGCCTTGTAAGCGCGATAGGCCGCTTTGCTGTTCTCGTACAGCGCCCATAATCCGTCGGCCTTGTCTTGCCCAACGGCCTTGATTAGCGCCGCGTGGTCAACCTGCTTCCAATCATCATTAGCCATAACCTGCTCCCTTTGCCCCTTGGGGCTTTCGTAGTGCAACGGCGGGATTGCGTGATGCACTATCCGAACGCTACCACAGCACGATTGCCAGGTCCAATCACATTTTCGTGGTTGCATTTATGGCACATGTGTGGCGGCAGCGCCACAGTTGCAGCAATGTCACGTTGCCTTTGGGCCACAGTGTGACATCTTCGCCACCCCCACCCCCAAAATCGACGAACGGGCGCGCCACAGTGTGTGCCCGCAAATTTTTGTTGTGAGGAACAACCCATATCCATCGCGCGGATTGCGAAGCGTGAGTTGACCGAGCGATTTCACTTGACATTTGAGGCAGGAAGGTGTATAATGGAATGCATGATGGAGGATTGTGCGGCATCGGAACGGGAAGGGTTTGAGCCTTTTGGCCACCCTCAGCCTGGAACTGGGGTTTATCTCCTTCTCTTCAAGGGGACAGTGCTGTACGTTGGGAAGTCTCTTAATGTGTATCATCGGATCGGTCAACACATCAGCGGTATGCGCAGGCATAAGAAAGGGCTTCGTCCATCCAAAGGTAAGGAGGAAGTTCCGCTAATTGAGTTTGATCAAATCAAAGTCAAGTGGGTTCCGATTTGGCAACTGGATGCAGAGGAGATTAAGCTTATTCAACGCTATCTCCCTGAGAAGAATACACTCATGAACCGTACTTTTATTGATGTATCGGACCTCCCAAAGGTCGCAAAGCTCATTGCTGATGCACCGCGTGTGACTTCGCTATTACATGGCAATACTCTTGGCTCTGTCCGTCGGAGGGCCGCGTAATGGGGGCCTTGACCGCCGCGGGACGGGCCCTCGATCAGTACCGTGAGCGCCATCACGCGGTAGCCCGCCTCGTTGCCATCGGCGCGACCCATGACCATATCCGCCGCCAGACGGGGATCAGCTTCAAACGCATCTCCATTCTGCTCAACGATCCTTCTTTCAAGGAACTCGTCACCCTTTATCGCGACGACGTGGAGAAGATTTGGAACCGGAACGTGGATCAATACCTCGACCTGGGTATGGGGAATATGATCCAAGCCGAGGCGATGATCGCGGATCAACTCGAAGAGGCTGATGAAGCCGGAGAGAAGCTCCCCCTCCTTACCCTCAACCGCCTTTCGCAAGACCGCGCCGATCGCTTCGGCTACCCTAAGACTTCTCAGGTCGAACACAAACACGACTTCGCCGCCCTCCTTGACCGCGCGATTGAACGCAGCGGCAAGGCCCGCGAGGTGAAAGTCATCGAAGCCATCGCCGTTGAAGCCACCGTGGACTCAGCCCCTGCGTTGGCTTTAGGGTCGGGGGTAGTGACCACACCACAACGAGTGTCACCCCCGACCCGCCCCTCATTCGCAGCCATCCTTACCACCAAACGGCGGAGGGTTGCGTAAGAGTGGGTCGACGTATTCCCGTAAAGCCGTGGTATACGCGACCGGGTAGTCCACACTAGATGTGGTAAAAGGTTATGTGGCGCACGGTCTGCGGTTGAAGCCACATAAACGATTTAGGGTCTGGGGATGGACGAAAGCCTCGTCAATTGGCTCGCCTCCGTGTCGAAGGACCCCTTCGCTTACGTCCTTGGCGCTTGGGAATGGGGCTCTCCTGGCCGCCTTGCCAATTTCAAAGGCCCCAACTATTGGCAAGAGGATCAGTTAAAGGGCATCCGGGATCGGCTTCAATCCACTTCGAATCTGACTGAGGCCCTCCAACCCATCCTCGAAGCCACCGCCTCTGGCCACGGCGTAGGCAAGTCCGCCGAAGTCTCCTGGATTTGCAAATGGGGCATCGACACCCTCCCTGATACCCGCGGGGTCGTCACCGCCAATACCGAGCCACAGCTTAAGGGCAAGACCTGGGCCGAACTCGGCCGATGGCACGCGGCCTCGATCACCAAAGACGTATTCAAGCTCACCGCCACCTCCTACTATCACCCCGAGTACGAACGCACTTGGCGCCTTGATCAAGTCCCTTGGTCCAAAAACAACCCTGAGGCCTTCGCTGGCCTCCACAACCAGGGCCGGCGTATCCTCCTAATCATGGACGAGGCCTCTGCCATCGACGATATCATCTGGGAAACCTCCGAAGGCGCCCTCACTGATAAGGACACCCAAATCTTCTGGCTCGTCTATGGCAACCCGACCCGCAACTCAGGCCGGTTCAAGGAATGTTTCCCCGGCGGGATGTTCGCGAAGTATTGGAAGACGCGAAGCGTTGACTCTCGCTCAATCGACTTCACCAACAAAGATCAAATCGCCAAGTGGATCGATGCCTACGGCGACGACTCCGACTTCGTCCGCATTCGCGTCTATGGCCAATTCCCCCGCGTTGGCGAGATGGAGTTCTTCAATGCTGCCGAAATCTCCGACGCAATGTCCCGAGAGGCCGTCTCCGCCCTTACCGATCCGCTTGCCCTTGGGGTGGACGTGGCACGATATGGCAAGAACGCTTCTGTCATTTACCCCCGCAAGGGACGGGACGCTCGTACCTACCCTAGAGAACGATTTCAGGGGCTTTCAACTGTACAACTAGCAGAGAAGGTCTTCGACACGAACTTCCGTCTCCACGCTGATGGGATCATGGTGGACGGGGGCGGCGTGGGCGGCGGCGTCGTAGACCAAATTCGGCACAAGGCCTTGTTCTGCTACGAAGTCCAATTCGGTTCGAAGGACATGACTCCGCATAGGAGCTTTGGCTCTGAGCAAGAGCAGTACGCCAACATGCGAAGCGGCATGTACGGGGCCCTGCGCGCCTGGACCAAAGCCGGGTGCCTCCCTGACGACCCAGACCTCAAGCGCCAGTTCATGGCGATTAAATACACCTTCAATAAGAAAGACCAAATCCAACTCATCTCCAAAGAGGACATGCTCAAGCTCGACCCTGACCTTGAGCTGGATGACATCGACGCCCTTGCCCTGACTTTTTCAAACGCCCTTGCCCCACACGAGTACGCCGGGGGCGAGCATCAGCATAAGTCCAACGTCGAGAGTGACTATGACCCGTTCCAGCGTTACGAAGATGAAGTGAGGGCAGCGTGAGCCTCAATGCCCCTTCCCCTCCACCACCCGTCCTTCCTCAGGCCCCTCAGGCCCCACCCGCCTTTGGCACTTCGGGCCCTGGTCAAAAGCCACAGCAGAAATCATCTCAACCCACCTTCCTCGGCTCGGGCCTCGTTGCGGGTTCAGGGAATACCGGCGGTCGGTCCTTGATCGGCGGAGCAGGAGCGAACTTTGCATAAGGAGTAGATCAATGAACTGTCCTAAATGTAATCTTGAAATGAAAGATATGGGTGAATGGCCCATGATGTTTGATAGAAGCTTTCCTTCAACCTTACCTATGGGACATAGGTACATTTGTAGGTGTAATACAAATGTTTACATAGAAATTCTCAATAAGATCGTTCGCAAAAGAAAGGTACAGGGTGAAGAGTTTCCTATCTATGATATAGTAGAAGAGCCAACGGCGTGATCGTCCCCTTTCCCAAGGGCCAAAGCAAGAGCACCACTCCTGCTCAGACCCAGCCGTCTGAAACAGACATGTTAATGGCCTTGGCTATCATGCACCAGATGGGCCGCATCCCGAAGCCCTCCCCGCCGAAGGCCCCGCAGGATGCCTGAACAGTCCGCCTTCAACACCGGGATGATGCGCCTCCACCCCGCAATGCAGGCGAAGGTCAACCGCGCGACAATACGCGCCAACATCCGGCTCGACTCCCCAGAACAACTCTTCCGTCAAAAGGCCGAGTCTCGTCTCCTCGGCCTCCGCACCAATCGCTACTCCTTCTGGACCCACGGCCGTGAACTCGCCGACTACATCCTCCCCCGTAGGTACAAATGGCTCATCACTCCGAACCAACAGCAACGTGGCTCCCCTATCAACCAACATATTCTCGACTCTACCGGTACGCTTGCCGCACGGAACCTCGCTGCTGGGATGATGATGGGCTGCTCCGACCCGACCAAGCGTTGGTTCCGGTACAAGATCAACAACATCGACTCGACCCAGACCTCGTCAATTAGCCTCTGGCTCGCCGCGGTCGAACGCCTCATCAATCTCATCCTCTTGCAAAGCAACTTCTACGACTCCCTCGCTATCTTCTACTTCGACCTCGTCGTCTTCGGCACGGCGGTGATGCTCATTTATGAGGATTATGAAAATGTCATTCGATGTTTCAATCCGTGTTTTGGAGAGTATTACATCGACCAAGATGGCTACTACCGTCCAAACGTTTTCGCCAGGGAATTCACGAATACCGTCGATCAAGTCGCGAATAGATTTGGAGTCGAACAACTCTCTCCCTCAACCGCCCGCCTCTGGACCGAAGGAGGCACCTCCCTAACTCGCGAGCTCGTTGTCGCTCACATGGTCGAACCCAATGAAGACGGCCGTAAGTATGGTGTCCCTGAACTCTTCCCTTTCCGTGAGTGTTATTGGGAATGGGGAGGTTCGGCTTCACCACAGGGGGGAGGAGGTAATATTCGGGGCCTTCTTTCTAGCCGAGGCTACCACGAGAACCCTGCTATTACGTGTCGATGGGACTTGGTTAGTAATGACGCCTACGGTCGATCCCCTGGTATGGATGCCCTCCCAGACATCAAGCAACTCCAGGTCGAGACCAAGCGCCTGAGCCAGGGCATCGACAAGATGGTCAACCCGCCCATGGTGGGCGATATCCAACTCAAAAACCAACCCGCCTCGCTCCTCCCCGGCGGCGTCACCTACGTCAACGGCATGACCGTCTCGGGCAAAGCCGGCTTCGCTCCTGCCTACTTGGTCAATCCCCAGGTCAAGGAAATGATGGAGCAGATGGTTGATGTCCGCTCCCGGATCAAAGAGACTTTCTACAACAACCTCTTCCAAGTCATTTCCCAATTTGAAACGAGGTCCAATGTCACTGCCACTGAAATCGACGCACGTCGAGCCGAAGCCATGCTCATGCTCGGACCTGTGCTTGAGAGGCTCAATCACGAAGCCTTCGCTCCAATGCATGAGCGAATATTCGGCATTGCTTCACGGGCGGGTATATTGCCAGCAGCACCCAGAGAGATCGCCGGCGCCAACATCCACACCCAATTCACCTCGATGATCGAACTCGCCCAGAACGGCGCGCAGGCCGCTGGCATCGAACGCCTTTTCAACATGATCGGCGCCCTCGCCGGTATCGACCCCGCCGCTGTCGATAACGTTGACATCGACTATGGCCTTGACAAAGTCTCCTATCTCTACAACAACGACCCCAAGCTGATCCGTTCACCACAGCAACTTCAAGCAATCCGTGATCAACGCGCCCAGCAACAGCAGCAGCAAGCCATCGCCGCCCAGGCTGACACTGCACAGAAGCTCGCCGCTGGGGCGAAGACGCTTAGCGAAGCCAACCCTGGTCAGGGCTCGTTGATGACGAAGTTGACAGGGGCCGCACCATGAGCGAAGGTCCAAAGTGCACACTCTGTGAAGGTCTCTGCTTTGGAGATGATGGCAAGCCTTTAGAAGAGACTTTGGTCTATCAAGTAATCGATGGCGATGTTGTTCTTGCACGTGAAATTGTTTTACACAAACCAATGTATCATGTCCATGCTAAGTGCGTAAGGCGGTTAAATGAGTGAGTACAACGCCTCCGACACTCGTCAAATCCGGGCCGCTCAGAAGCGGTCGAAGACTGAACAGGCAATGGACGATGGCGTCTTGCTCATGGTCATGTCTACCCAAAACGGCCGCGCTTGGATGTGGCGCCTACTCACTTGGTGTGGCATTGCCCGTACCCCATTCACTGGCGAAAGTGAAGCCACCAACTTCAACTGCGGAATGCAGAACGTGGGCCTTCGGCTCGAAGCCGACCTCCTCCGCGCCTGCCCAGATCAATTTATCTTCATGATGAGGGAAGCCAACGATGGCGGACGAACAGACGACGACAACTGGAACGGATGGGATAGCTCGGACGACCGACGGGACAATAGCGGATCAGGGGACGCCGCAGTCGAAAGAGACGACGACCCAGACCGAGCAGAAGACGGAAGGGACAACGCAGAAGACCGAACAGTCCAATGAAGGCAAGTCCGTCCTAAATCAAAAGGCCGAAGGCGAGAAGAAAGAAGAGCCTGTTAAGGGCGCCCCTGAGAAGTACGAAGACTTCAAAGTTCCGGATGGTGTAAAGCTAGACCCGGCATCCATCGCCAAGGTCGCTCCCATCTTCAAGGAGCTCGGCCTCTCGCAAGACGCTGCCCAGAAGCTCGTCGACACCTACCGCGAGCTTTCTGCCGAAGCGGCTGCCGCCCCTTACAAAGCCTACCAGGAAACCACCGCTGGTTGGCTAAAAGAAGCTCAAGACCATCCCGACCTGCGAGGCAAACTCGGCCCAGGTCAGGAAGTAAACGTTCGGATCGGGAAGCTCCTTGACGGAGTCCCCGACGCGAAGCTGGCCTCGGACTTCCGCGAGGTGATGGACATCACCGGAGTTGGCAACCACCCCGCCTTCATCCGGGTCATGGACCATTTCGCCAAGCAGTTGACCGAAGGTACGCATGTTGCAGGCAACGGACCAAGCAAGCACGGTCAATCCGCGCCCAATGCTCCGTCACAGCCGAACGCGGCAGCGGCCATGTGGCCCAATCTTAAGTCAGCTGGTGACAACCGCTAACCCTGCAACTAGGAGCCAATAATGGCAACCATTGGAAACCTCAGTCTCACGTACGCAGACTGGGCAAAACGCGTAGAAGACGGGTTCAAGGTCGCCCGGATCATCGAACTCCTCTCCCAGACCAACGAAGTCCTCGAAGATATGATGGTCGTCGAAGGCAACCAACCCACCGGGCACAAGACCACTGTCCGCACCGGCTTGCCCCAGGCCACCTGGCGCTTGCTCAACCAAGGCGTCCCGAATGCGAAGTCCACCACCGCGCAGATTGTGGACGCGTGCGGCAACCTCGAAACCTACTCCGTAATCGACAAGGACATCGCCGATCTCAATGGCAACACTCAAGAGTTTCGCCTTTCGGAAACGAAAGCCTTTCTCGAAGGGATGTCTCAACAGGTCGCTGGTACCCTAATCTACGGCAACCAGTTCGTGAACCCGGAACGGTTCACCGGACTTGCCCCGCGCTACTCCACCTCCAATACCGCCAATTCGCAGACTGCCAACAATGTCCTCTCCGGCGGCGGCGCTGCCTCAACCAACACCTCCATCTGGGTTCATGTCTGGGGCGATGACACCGCCCATGGCATCTTCCCAAAGGGAAAGATCACCGGCCTTCAGCATCGAGATATGGGTGAATGGCCGGTCACGGACAGTAGCAGCAATACCTACCAAGCCTATCGTGACCACTTCAAGTGGGAAATCGGCTACGTCCTCCGCGACTGGCGCTACGTCGCTCGCATTGCAAACATCGACATCACCCAGCTAACCGGCGTCTCGGCCGCGAACCTGATCAACCTCATCGTTCGCGCGATCTACAAACTCCCAACCCAGCCTGTCAGTGCAGGCACTATCCAAACCTCCGATACGCCCGAGGTTCGGGCCAATATGGGTCGTACGGTGATCTACTGCAACCGGGTCATTCGCACATATCTGGACCTTCAAGCCATGAATAAGACTAACGTCTTGCTCCGGATTGAGGAGTTTGATGGCAAACCCATCACCACCTTCCGTGGTATCCCTTGCCGAACCTGCGACCAAATCCTCAACAACGAAGCCACTATCTAAGGAGCGGCACAATGATCCTTGACTCATTCCTCCAGTTCGATGCCGCGATCAACCTCGCTCAGGTGATCGGCACTTACAACTCCACCAACGTGATCGACCTCGGTATCACTTCCGGCATCCCCTCTTCCGCCAATGGCGGAGGGGCCCGCGATATTGGTATCGGTGACGATCCCACCTTGAAGCTCTTGGTGCAGGTGACCACCGCCTTTACCTCAGCTGGCGCTGGCACCCTCTCCGTCGGCCTCCAATCCGCGATCGACAATGGCGCTGGCGCCCCCGCAGCGTTCTCTGCCTCGTGGTACACCTCACCCACCTACGCCCTTGCCACTCTCGTTCAGGGCGCTCGCCTTATGGACATGGACTTCCCTCGCCCGCCAGATGGCATCGCCATTCCACGGTTCCTTCGCCTATCTTATGTGATCGGCGGAGCCACTATGACCGCAGGTATCGTCGAAGCCATGATTATCATCGATCGCATGGACCAACCTTACACCGGCACCAACAACGCCGTGATGTCTGGCTACCAAGCCGGCATCACCGTCGCGAATTGAGGGGAGCCATCAATGCATAAAGCTCTCCTCATCGCTGGGTTCCTCCTGGGGCTCTCTGCCCCAGCGTGGGCCCAGGTCCCCTGCATTGGCGTAGGTGGTGTCAATTCCGTCCCTCAAGTCGGCGTCGCCTGTGATCAAGAGCCCGCTGTTAACTCCTACGCCGCAACTGGCATCGGCATCGTCCCCGCCTCGGCCGCTACCGATATCGCTTGCATCACCGGTGCTGCGAACCTCGCCATCCGCCTTCAAGAGATACGTGTGAGTGGCACTGCCGGTACGCAGATTGTTGTGCCTGTGGTTATCATAAAGCATGCCTCCTTGAACACCCTTGGAACGCCTGCCACTGGAACAGCGCTACCCGTTCCATATGCGGTCGACTCCAACGACGCTGCGCCAAAGGCAACCACCACCGCCTACACCGCCAACCCAACCATCAACGATGCAACGCCGGGTCTGATCGACGCGGCTAACTTGGTGCTTGGTAAGACAGATGGAACCAACGGCTCCGGTCAACCCTATACCGTATTCGAGTATGGGCCTCAGCGGTATATGGAAGCCCCTACCTTGCGCAAGACGACAGAGCAAATCTGCGTCAACCTAAACGGCACCTCTCCTTCTTCTGGACTGGCTAACGTAACCTTCCGTTGGACGGAGGCGGCGCAATGAAAAAGCTCCTTCTAATCTGTGGCTTTGCTGCTTTCGTTGGGTCTGGCATTGCCCTCGCTACTACCTCTCCTCAGACCCCGATGCCCAATGCGAACTATCAAGTCCTTAACTCGGACCAGCGCATTGTCACTTCCTCAGGGGCGACCTTCACCGCCCCACGAACTTTAACCCTTCCCTATGCGGCAGGGACTAACACTACCACGGCAGTGATCTTCTATGACGTTGGCAACGCCGTCTCGTCTACCAACACTCTGACTATCACTCCCCAGTCCGGCGACACCATCAACGGCTCTTCCTCGTCGGTAGTGATCAACTACGCTGGCGCTCAGGTCACGATGTATCCGATGTCAGGGACCAACTGGTTCCTTAAGTCGGAGGTAACCTCGGGTCAGGTCCCTGGTACCACCACCAATGACAATGCCGCAACTGGGAATATTGGCGAGGTCCAAACCACCAACGTCACTCTCGCTAATGCTAAGCAGATCACGACAAACTCCTCGATCACCCTCGGCTCAGTTCCTCTAACCGCAGGTGATTGGGATTGTCGTGCTACAGCTGTACAGCAACTCTCAAACACTACAACTGCCACGAAGTTCTCGGCCTCGCTTGTAACCACCGACGGTGTTTTAGGCACCGAAGGCACCGACGGAACCACGTCAGTCGTTCCCGTCTCGGCTGGTTCCGGGGGCAACGATCTCAAGCTCGGCCCGGCGAGGTTCTCCCTCGCCTCCCTCACCACTATCTTCCTCGTTGACGGCGCGACCTTTGCCACTTCCCAACTCTGGGCCTATGGCTCAGCCACCTGTCGTCGAGTGCGTTAATGCTCCTCCTGGCCTTCCTTATCCCCATCGCCTACATCCCCGGTATCACCGGGGCAGCGATCGCGACTGGATGGTCAGTCCTCTCCTGCGTTTTGCCTGTGATAACTTGGCGGGAGGGGGCGAAGCAGTCCTCTCCCGTTTTTATTCTTTGTGGAATGACCTTCTTCCTTTACGCTTGTTGGTCCTTGGACTGGGTTGACAACCCCTGGACTGGCCTCTCAACCATTTGGCAATACGCCATCCTCGCGGGGGTCTTCTATGCCGGTACCCAGCTAGCCGACTTGCGTAAGGTAACAATCGGTTTAGCAATAGGGTTTGGGGTTTCCAGCGTTGTATCAATAGCGCAGGCGCTGGGCCTTGATTGGATAATCGAATACGTCCCCTGCCGCCCTTCAGGCCTGACGTTCAACCCCGAAATCCTCGGAGAGGGCTGTGCACTCACTATACTCCTCTGCCTTTCATATCGCTTTTGGTGGCTGGTCACCCTTCTTGCTCCTGGTTTGGTTCTATCCCAATCTCGCGCTGCTATTCTGGCGCTGGCCGTCGGACTAACCCTCCAATATTGCCGCCCCCAACGCGGCTCCCTCTGGGCCGCTTGCCCCATGACCTGGGTCGCCCTTGCACAGCACGACACCGCTGACGACTTCCGCTGGCTTGTCTGGCGAGTCCTTTACCACTTCCTTAACTTCTGGGGCCACGGCGCTGGCTCTATCGAGGCCGTCTTGATCCATTTCAAAGGCAACTACTATGCCCCAGCCTACGCACATAATGAATTCCTCGACCTCACTTACCAATACGGGGTCGGTGCTATACCCGCTATTGCCATCCTACTCCTCCCAGCGACCTCAATCCGATCCTCCGCTTGGCCCTGCTACGTCGGCTTCCTCATCTGCTCCCTCTTCTCCTTCCCACTCCATTGTCCGCCCTTGGCATTCACTGGCCTTCTGGTTGCGGGTCACCTCTCTCGTGATTGGAGTTGGGCTGGGTTCCTTAGCGACCTACACCGACATCGCCCTGTATCAAGGATGGATCACTCGAGATACAGCGGTTCAGCTGTGGCCGTTTAGTTGGGATATCAATCATGGAAAGGATTAAGCTGTGAACGAAACGATCGACAAGATTATCTCTGTCTTGACCGAGCTTCGAGAGCATAATGTTAGTCTTGACCATGTCAAGGAACAATACAGCGCTGCCTCAGCTGATCTTGACACAACACGTGAAGAGCTTGAAGTCAAAAAGGCCGAACTCGTTTCCGTCAACGCTGGCCTTAGCGAAGCGCAGGTAAAGGCTCAGAAGGAACATGATATCGCGATCTACGAAAAGCAGATCGAACTCCGTGACGTGACTGAAAAGGCCCGCACCGCGAAGGCTCAACTCGACGACCTCCTCATCCAAGTCTCTTCCGCCCGCGATCAACACGATGCCATCCTTGCTTCCCTCACCTCTATTCGCGAGAAGCACTTCGCGTGACCACCTTCGACGCAACCGTTGGCGCGTCAGTTGTCCAGGCCCCGATTAACTTCTCGGCCTCAGGGGATAATATCGTGATTGCTGGTGTGTTGGGGAAACGGATTAAGGTCCTTCAATTCTTCCTTGTCCTTGCTGCTGCGACTAACCTTACCTACAAGTCTGGAGCTTCTCCGATCTCAGGCCCCCTAGACTTCGGTTCCAACGCCGCTCAGGTCCAAGATTTCATCCAACTTCCCCTGACTTGTAACCTTGGCGACCCCTTCATCCTTAACTCCTCCAACGCTGTTGTAGTTGGTGGTACCATTTGGTACGTGCAAGGATGAGTAACATCTCTATAGAGGGAAGTGGCGGCGGAGGTAGTAGTAACCTCACCGTTGGCACAACTATCGTCAACAATGGCACGTCTGGCTTCGCCCTGACTGATAACAATGGCATCCTCGGCGATGCTCCTATCCGCACCGTCCTCACCGGCAACCTCTCCCTCTACGTCAACGCCTCTGCCGGCAGCGACAGCTACAATGGATTGTCGGCGACTTATACGGGGGGAGTGAATGGGCCGAAGGCGACAAGCCAAGCAATTGTAAACCTAATCGCGGAAAAATACGATATTGCCGGTTACACTATCATAATCAACGGCGATGGCGGACCGTGCCAGGGTTTCGGTGCGCTGCCAACTGTCGGCGGCGGCAATATCTTCTTTAAAGGTTCGGGCACGGCAACGTTTTCTCTCACGACCGGCCCGAACGACGGGAATTATAATACCGGAGAGTGCGCTGCGTGGCATCAGCCTACTTCCGGCACGACTTGGTACATGGGCAATTTAACGCTCGATGGCACCAATGTGCCGAGCAACAACGCCGCGATTTTTATCTCTGAGTACAATACCGTTATTTGGGCAGACCCGACGAACATCGGCACGCCGGTAGATATGGCGGTGATTGGCAACCCTGGCATCAGTCTTATTCAAACAGACGTTTTTGGTTACTTCCAGGACGGCCTATCCGGTGCTGAGGCAAGCGTCACACTCTCTGGCAATGCTTTAAATGCCCTAAGCTGTATTGCTCAGTCTCAAATGTTGGTTGTCGGTAGTTACACATTGGTCGGCACGCCGGCATATTCGCAGGCATTTCTGCAAAGTGGAAATCTGTCATTCCCGATCATATTCCCGAACAGTGTTACCGGCGCTGCTACTGGACAGGAATTTGCTCTCACAGGGGGTGCCGCAGGTATAGGCGCAGGGCTCCCTGGCGATGCTCCGGGGACATGCGACCCGGTTTCATCGTGGAACGGCAGTCCAGTACCGCTCACAGTAGCGTCGTTGAACTCTAATTTCGCTGCGGCCAGTTACCCTGGCGCGCGAATGTTTGTCACCGATAGCAACGCTACGCTGGCTGCCGGTCTCGGAAATATAGTTGCGGGCACTGGTGGGAATGCCGTGCCCGTCTATTCTGACGCTACAAACTGGCGAATTGGGTGAGGAAGAAATGATCGACCTAAAATCCACAACGGCGCTGACGCGGCCAACAAGAACCCCGCCGCCTCAGAAGCTCTACACTGGCCCGGCCGTCCCGATCACTTATGACCTGCAATGGCGCACCTACACCAATCTCACGCCAGCGCAGATCGACGCCTTCAAGGCCATGCCGGAAACCTGCACGCAGGCCGCCCGCGATCTTCGCCATGCTGCGGTCTTGGGCGCGCAGCCCAAGCTCACCCCCGACATGACCCTCGCCCAAGTCCAAGCAGCATTCGATACGGCAAAGGCTGCGGTAGCCGCTCCCTTCGCCACCGAGCAATCCGTCCTCGCCAACATCGGGCGTACCGTCAAGACGCAGAGCGATGTCGAGGCGGCGTTTAATCCGAAGATATAGGAGTTAGGAGGTTAAACAATGATAAAGATTAGAATGTGGAAAGTACTACTATTCCTACTTGCTTTAAGTCCAAGTTCCATCCTCGCTCAACCATTTCAGCCGCCATTCAATGCACCAACTACAAATGCTTCTGTAGTTATCGCTACTGGCAATACTTTCCAGACAGTACTACCTGTAGTAACAAATCCGGCGATTAACTCGACCGCACGACACTCACTAACAATAGCGAATAATAACGCGACTGATAGCTGTTGGCTTTATATTGGGAGTGGGATTGCGGCTAAAGGGACTTCAATTCTACTAATAGCCGGAGCAAGCTACACTCGCTATTGGCCTTTTATTCCAAGCGATGTGATCCAAGCAACCTGTACATCAACCTCGGATACGCTCTATGTCGATACGCAGTAGCATTATCGGTCTTCTTATTGGCCTCTCGGTTGGAGCCGCTGTTGCCGATGGTATCAACAGTTTCGGCTCTACTATAGCTGCTGTGTTTGGTTCAGTTGGCGGCGACTGTACAGCAACCTCTAGTGGTACAGTTACCTGTACAAAGACTAACAGTGTAAGCTTCGCTCCCAGTGCGACGACCGATACGACAAATGCAGCTAACATAGCTTCCGGTGCCTTAGCTTCCGCTCGTATGCCTCGGCCTGCGGCAACAATCGGTTCTGGAGGAAGCCAGCTTCCTACCTGCAACGCGGCCGCTAAGGGGCAAATGTACATCGTTTCAGACGCGCTAAGTCCTGTTGCGATCGCAACAGTAATTGGAAATGGTGCGATAACAATTGGTGTTACTTGTAACGGTTCAAACTGGATAGTTCAATAGGAGAGCAAACTATGGCTAGATGGAAACTCACCGAAGCCCACTACCTCAAAGTCCCCGGCACCGCTTGGGAATACAACTCCATCGACCGTCGAACCGGGCGACCGAAGCGGGAAGTCTTCTCCGTCCCTCTCCAACTCGACCCAAAGTCGATTGACGACCTCACCAAGCACGGCCAGCCGGACCCGACCTTCCCCTCTCGGGATATCGAAGATTACATCATCGTCGTCACCGACGCCCCTGGCGTCAACCAACGCGACGTAGTCTTTGAAGGCAAACCCACCCCTGGTATGCTCCCGCTCGATGACGAGGCCAAGGCCATCACCGCTGAATGCTCGAAGGGTATCTGGAACCCCACCCCTGGAACCGACGACGACTCTCAGCGAGCGGCCTTCTCTAATCAAGTCATCGACACCCTGATGGGGCAGATGAATACCCTCAAGGACGAGGTCCATAAGGCCCCGCAGATCGAAGGCATCGGCGAACTCCTCGGCACAATGACCGCGATGATGAAACAGAATAGCGAAATCATCACCCTCTTGGCGAAGCAATCGACCAAGGGCGAGCGGCGGGCCGCGTAATGCCTTCGCAGACGGACCTCGATCAGGGCGGTACGGGTCGTCGATGGGTTAGGACCTATCTTGGCCCCTCAATTGGGTGGGTTTCAACTCCTGAGCGGAATGTGCTATTAATCACCGCTGCTGGAACCTACACCCTCGACCTCAGTACCAACCTCGTCCAAGTCAACGTTGCTGGGGCGGTGACGGTTATTATGCCATCTGCTCTTGACGTGGCTAATGGCGTTACCATTCCCGGCTCCTTCGTCAAAGCTAACGTCACCATTGTTGACATTGGTGGTAACGCCGCAGCACATAACATCACCATCCAACCTAAGTCAAACGCTGAGACGATTATGGGTTTAGCCTTTGTCAAGATCACCTCCAACTATGGAGGCTTCATCCTCCAACCAAGCAACGTCGCAGCGGGATGGAGTAATGCACAATGAAGAAATGGCTCCTCGCGCTTACACTATTGTTGGCTCCATCAACGGCCTTTGCTCAGTGCACCGGCGTCGCCCCGGCCAATACCCTCTGCGGGAACTTAACTGGTTCACCAAACGTCCCAGGGTTCTTTTCCTCCTCCGGGGCTGCTACGGCAAACGGAACTGCCAACTACGTTCCGATGTTTTCCTCTCCTACCAATCTAGTCAATGGCTTCTACCTTCTTCCTCAAGGCACTCAACTATATGCTAGCCCAACCGGCTCAGATACTAATAACACCTGTACCAACTCTAGCACTCCCTGTACCTTGCATGGTGCTTGTGCAATGCGCACTGCGCTGGGAACATTTCTTCAATCTATTTCGGGTTCATTGACTATTAACCTTGCTGATGGCACCTACACCGCCGTTGATAGCAATAATGAAATGTGTGGTATCTTTGGTGATAGTGGAGGTAGTGCCACTATTCTAACTGCTATCATAGGTGATTGTGCCACCCCAACTAACGTCGTACTCGCGGTTCCAGCTAGTGATAATGGGATTGAGATTAAGGACTTAGGCCTAACTTCCATTAGCTGTCTTGAGTTCACTGGAGGCAATGGCTCTATTGGCATCCAAAACGCAGGGCAAGCAGCGATTGCTGATTACAACAACGTGTATTGGGGAACTTGGGGGACGCGTGGTGGGCATATAAGCATCGCCGATGGTGGCTTTGTCAACTTAGGCGCCACTGGTGAAACGATTGTTGGAAACTTTCTTTCTAGTTACCATTTAATTACGAGTGGCTCAGCCAACTACTTTGCTGGCGGCCCCACTAATATACCAAGCGCAGTCTCGTGGGCTGGTGGCGGCTGGATCAGTTCTGGTGGCGCTAGCGGTGCGCTGGTAAACCTATCCAACTGGTCCGTCACTGGCGCTGGCGTTGCTGGAAGCACTGGCCCACAAGGTACCTTTCAGGGGCTTGGGCTTCTATTGACCGCAAGCAATGCTAAGTGCACTACTGTTCTTCCAGGCTCAGGGGGATGCACTTTCCTTAACGGTTATCAAGATTTGGCTGGGGATGTGCAAGGATCAGGTGCATTTCTTAATAGTATAATGCCCACCGCAACGCGTAACGGTGATATTGTCTACTATCTCGCAGGCTCAGCTTCTTGGTGGCAAACCATCGCTGGTAACACTGGTGGCGTACAGAAGTTCTTTTTTGAGGATGGTTCTGGCAACCCAGGTTGGACGCCCCTTAGCATCGGCATGTACAATAACAATGGCATCGCCACCAGGGCCGAAACCATCGACGCCTATTCCACCGGCCCGATCAACTCCGTCCTCACCGCCAAGGCCGGCTACACTGCCTGGAACGTTTCCTCCACCGTTGACAACCTCGCAACCGATACTCTCCAATACACCTGCTCAGGCGCCCCGACGATTACCTACTACGAATGTGGGACCTCAGTCACCTGCGCTTCGCCAACACAGATCGGTGCGATCACCCTCGCCGCCAGCGGCCGCATCTACTTCAACGCCTCTGGCCTGTCATCGACCCAAATCTCCGCAGGGGACTTCACCGCTTGGGGGCTGAGTGGGACCTGTACCGCGCTACAACTTACCGCGAAGGCTCAAGTCCATGCCCAATGAGAAGCCCGAGGTTGATCTCAACGACCTTTCCGATAAGGGCATTCTCCTCCGCATCGCACAGGAGCTAAAGTCCATTCGTGTCCTTCTCACCGGCGCTGTTCACTTCCAACGCGAGGCAGAGAAAGAAATCCCGGAGTACATGCGCCGGTTCATGGACTACATGCATGACGTCAGCGATATCACCTACATGTACGAAAGTCGTGGCCATCAGGCTCCAGAGTATGTAAAGCGCGAGGCTGAGCGCTGCGACGATCGCCTTCGCCAACTCCTAAACATCTTACATACCGACGGAGGCGAGTTTGAAAAAATCCGTCGTGAGATGGCAAAGGACCCAACCAACCGCTGGGATCATACCCGGCAACTTTCACCCCCGAAGGAGCAAGCATGAGCAACGCGAAGAAAGTCGAACCCATTCCTCACGCGATGAGCGTGAAAGGGGTTTCGCAAATCGGTCTCGCCCTTGGCAACAAGGCCACTGATGTCCCTGGTACCCTCCCTGGAGGAGCCAAGGCACTCAACAAAGGTCGTGGGTTCTCCGCCCCTCACGATGAAGGACGAACTATCCACCACGGCGGATCACAAAGGAGACATGACTAATGCCAATGGATATTAACCGTGTAGCCGCACTACTGCATATCGTCAAAGAGGCCGCAGGGCACCCTGCCCAGCTAGGCGCCCTGGGTGGCTTGGCAATGAAAGAGCTTCTCGAACACAACCGCGACGCGAAGGTCGAACATGATAAATACCTTGCTGAGCAAGCAAAGGCCGCCGCAGCAAAGAAACTCGATGAAGCTGTAAAGGCAAAGAAGATCGCTGAGGACGAAGCCAAAAAGGCTGAGCTTACCAACAAACCGCAACAGCCTCCGCTCCCTCCTGGCGTGCAAGTAGCGAAGGATCGTGAAGATCGCGCGAAGCAAGACGTAGCCCTTGCTGAGGCTCGAGCCAAGAAGGCTAATGAGACAAAGAACGAGCCTGATGAGGCAGAGTCGGCTGGGAGTGAGGAGCCTAAGATCGTTCGTCGTGCGATCCCAGCTGATGAATACGATACCAACAGGGTGGATTAAATGGCAAGAGATATCCTCTCCGGCTTCGGGCCAGATACTCCCAAGCCCCAAGCCTCTCGCATGAGCGGGAGCGGGCAGGTGGAATGCAAGCCGCTTCCTTACGACCCGCCGAAGGGCCCTAAGGGCCAGATGGAACAAGGCCCCGGCCTCCACGGCACCAACCACGGCAACTGCGGCACGCAGAAGTAAATGGTCGCCCTCGTCGATATCGGTAATCGAGCCCTACAGCTGGCGGGCACTCGCACCAACATGTCCGCCAGCGAGTTCACTAACCAGACCTCGAACGAGGCGATCCAGACCTCCCTCGTCATCTACTCCCTTCGAGACGAACTCCTTCGAATGGCTCCTTGGGATTGTGCTTTTAACTTCAACAACCTTAACTACATCACCTCCACCCCCGGGACCCCAGAGAACACTTCTCAGATAACTCAAACTTGGGTCAAGGGCCAACCAGCCCCGCCTTGGAGCTACGAATATGCCTACCCCGGTGATTGCCTCCGTGCTTGTTGGATTGTCCCTTGGCTCAACACTGGCTTTGCTGGTGGCATCCCGATCACCACCGCAGTCACCGCCGTCGGGGCGGGTGCACCAACCAACTTCGGTTCCCCACCCTCCCCATTCAAGATTGGTATTGACCAATTCTATTCTGTTAACACCGTTGGTGTTGCCGCGGGCGGCCTTGGATACGCAGTCGGTGATCTAATCTACGCTGCTCCAGGGTTATACTCACCATCAAACATCCCAACTAACAATCCACCGATCGGCGGTCCAGCGATATTCCTCGTGACCACCGTCGGTGCAGGGGGTGTCATCACCGGCGTCGCTCTAGTCAATACCTTCGCCCAATCCCAGCCTGAGAATACCGAACCCCTCTCAGGTCAATACTTCGCTATTCAACCTTCGCCAATGGCCCAAGCCTCTACCACTGGCTCGGGCTCAGGCGCCACGTTCATCGTCACTTTCTCTGCTCAGACTGATCAGCGCGTGATCTGGACCGGGCAGGAGTTCGCGACTCTCGCCTATGTCAAGCAAGTCACCGATCCGAATGTGATGGACCCGTTGTTCATCTCCGCTTGGTGTCACGGCCTCGCCGCCTACGTCGGTTACCAACTCCATGGGGATAAGCAAAAGGCGAATATGGAAATCCAGCATGCGAACAATGCTGTGATCGAGGCACGGAAGGTGGATGGGAATGAAGGGCTGACGGTGAATGATGTGCTACCTGATTGGCTTCGGATTAGAGGGGCCGGCGTTCCTAACTGGGAATACTCTTCCTCCATCGGTGGCTTTAATTGGGGGCCGCTTCTCAGCGCATTCTGATGGCCCAACCCGCAATCCAAACATCCTTTGCTTCTGGCGAGTGGGCCCCTAAGCTCCGCTCGCGCGTGGATGTGCAGAAGTACCGCTCAGGCGCGGCGCTCCTTCGTAACTTCTATATCGACTACTCCGGCGGTGGGGCCTCCACTCGCCAGGGGACGAAGTTTATCAACCAATGTAAATCCCTTGGCGCGAGACTAATCCCTTTCCAGCCCTCAACCACGATCAGCTACGAGCTTGAGTTTGGTCAGAACTACATCCGGTTCTACTCCAACGGCTCTCCGATCCTCGAAACCGCGACGACGATCGCTGGGATCACTCAGGCAAATCCTGGCGTGGTCCACGATGTAGCACATGGTTACGCCACTGGTGATTGGGTGTTCCTGCTCATCTTGGGGATGGCACAGCTTAACGCGAACTATTACATTGTTGTTAAGATCGACGCTGATCATTACTCCCTTACTGATCTTAACGGCAATGTTATTAACACCACGACCTTCGGCGCTTTTATCAGCGGCACCGCTCAACGCGTTTACACCATCACCTCCCCTTACGCCGTTACCGATCTATTTCCAAATCCCCTTACCGGCAACCCCGGGATCAAATTCGTCCAAGATGTAACTTCGATGATTATCTGTCATCCAAGTTACCAGCCGCAAATCTTAACCATCGTTGCCCCGGCGAATTGGACCTTGTCTGTAATCAACTTCGGCGCGACGATTGGCACCCCGGCTACACCGACAATCACCTCCACTTCTGGTACCGGCGCGGGATGGAACTATGCCTACCTCGTCACGGCCTTGGATATTAATAATCAAGAAAGCCCACCGTCAGTCCCAGGAACTATCTCCAACATTCAGCTTATCTCCTCCGCTGGGATGACTAACAAAATCGCTTGGACAGCAGTACCAGGGGCGGTAAGTTATAATGTCTATAAGGCCTCTCCGGCGTTAACTACCGCGATCCAATCCGGGGCCCCTTATGGCTTTATCGGCAATTGCACTGACATCACCTTTCTTGATGCATTCCCGGGCATTGACCCCGATTTTTCACAGACCCCACCGATCCCGCAGAACCCCTTCCAAGGCGCGGGGGTACAATTACTAACCTTGACCGGGAATGATAACTACACTACCATCCCCTCAGTCATCATCGCTGCCCCACCTGCTGGTGGCTACCCTGCTCAGGGCCTTGCAGCGATGCAGGTCAGTGCAGCGAGCGTAGTCTCTTCACAAGGGGTATTCCAAGCTGGTAATATTGTCTATCTCAGTTCCTCCATCGCACCAGTATTAGGCGTTGTGCTAGGCGTTGGGACTGTTGATGGCTTTGGCAATCCATTAACTTTATTCATCGTTAGTGGTGGTAACGCAACAGGGGCGGGGAACGCCTTACCTTCCCCAGGTACATTCTATCGGCCTGGAACCCCGTCGAATAATATCACCGCCAATTTAACTTGGGACATAAACACCCTCAGTGTGACCATGCCCGGCGCTGGATACACCACCACTCCAGGAGTTTCCTTCTCCTCTGGTGCAGCTACTGCAACGGCAACCCTATTTACAACAACTGGAGGGAACCCTGGAGTGCCTGGGTTCCTCCAGCAACGCTTGATGTTGGCAAACCAAACCACCGCAGCGCAGTCATATAACCTTTCTCAGCCAGGATCATTTTTCAACTACGACACTTCTAACCCGTCTCAAGACGATGACGCTATCAGCGGCACCATCATCGCCGAAGAACTTAACGACATTCGGAACCTAACCCCCGTCCCAACAGGGATGATTGCCTTTACTGGTAAGGGCGCGTGGCTTATCAACGGCGGTGGAGGCATCTCCACCCAAGTCCCGATCACCCCGAGTAACCAAACCGCGCAGCCTCAAGGCTTCAACGGCGCGAATGATATGCGGCCGATTAAGATTAATATGGACGCCCTTTACGTTACTAACAAGGGCAACTACGTCCGCGACCTGACCTACAACCTCTACGCTCAAATCTTCACCGGGCGCGACATCAGCGTCATCTCTAATCATCTCTTCTTCAACTACTACATGCTTGATTGGGCCTGGAGCGAGGAGCCTTTCAAAACCCTCTGGTGCGTCCGCGGGGATGGTCAGTTGGTGAGCCTTGGGTTTGTGAAGGACGAGATTGAAGGGTGGAGTCATCACGACACGAACGGCCAGTTCAAGTCGGTCTGCTCAGTTATCGAGAATGTAAACGGCAACATCGTTGACGCAGTCTACTTCATTGTCGAACGGATCATCAATGGCAACACCGTTCAGTACGTCGAGCGTATGGCGGATCGGTACTTTACCTATGGCTATGAAGACGCTTGGTCAGTGGACTGTGCGTTGCAAACGACCCCCTACGCTACAGGGCAAGCAGGGTCAACAGCAGGTACCTCTGTGGCAGTGGCTAGCAGCGCGGTTGGCCCTGGCGTACCCGTAGTCTTCTCCCCAAGCATCGGCCTCACCGCAGGCAACATCGGCGACGTCATCCGCGTTGGCAGTGGGGTAATGACTATCACCGCCGTGGCTGATGGGGCGCATTGCACAGTCAACATCACCCAGGCAATAGCCGCTGCCAACCTCTACACCGGCATCCCTTTCGTAACCACTCAATGGACCCTATGGCTTCCAGTCACAAGCGTGTCCGGCCTTACCCAACTGATCGGTCAATCTGTAGTTGGAGTCGCCGACGGTGTCGTAGTCGGCCCATTTGTCGTCTCCGCGACTGGCTCCGTCGCCTTGGGCCTTACCGCCTCGAAGATAACCCTGGGTCTTGCGTACTTACCTCAGTTGCAGACCCTCCCGCTGGACCTCGGTGAGCCAACGGTGCAGGGGAAGCGAAAGAAGATCACTGGGATCACGGTAAGGGTGGCTGACACTCTGGGGATTAGCATTGGAAGGACTTTTGCTGGCGCGAAGCCGATGAAAGATTTTACTTTAGGTAACGTTCCTACCACCTCCACCGGCCCAGCAATGGTTACAGGTTTGGTAAGTGGCGATGGTCGGACTATCATCGACACAGCCTGGGACGAGGCGGGGAACTATTGCATTCAGCAGAACCTCCCCTACCCCGCTACGATCCTTGGGGCGTTTCCAGAGGTATCTTTAGGCGACACCAAATGATAGATATCCTAGCCAAGGCTCCTACTAACACCAGCGACCTGATCCAGCGCTCGCCGGTGGCTGACCTCCCTGGCGCTGAGGAGGTGCTTAGGGAGTGTATGTGGCGCTCGATCGAGATTAGGCAGGGGCTTGTGGATGGTAAGGTCGCCTGCGCGTGGGGATTGATCCCACCAACGGTGCTAAGCAACACTGCATATCTCTGGTTGCTCACTACCGATATTATCGTCGAGCATAAGTTCCTTTTTATCCGCCATTCGCAACGGTACATCGAAGAGGCTTTGAAGAGATACCCTACTATCATCGGCGATGTCGTTGGTTACAACCCTTCCGCTAAGCGGTGGATACGTTGGCTTGGTGGGGAGTTCGGACCGATAGTTGCAGGGCGGGCGCCGTTTACGATAAGGGCTAAGTAGAATGGCATTAGCCGCAGGGCCAGCAGCTACTCTTGCTCTAGGTACTTCCATTGGTGGCGGAGTTACGAGCGTGATTGGGAACCTGTTTCAAGGGCAGGCCCAGTCGAATATGTACAAGTACCAAGCGGGGGTGGCGCAGGTCAATGCCGCCATCGCGAAGCAGGACTCGGCTTACGCCACTGAGGCGGGAGGGGTTGAGGCGACGAATGCGGGAATGCGGACGCGGGCCGAGGTTGGGGCAACCCGCGCGGGGATGGCAGCGGGGAATGTGGATATCACGCGCGGTAGCGGGGCAAGAGTAGTCTCTAGCGAGACAGCAATTGGCCAAGAGAACGAGGCCACCATCCGAGCCAACACCGCCAAGCGGGCTTATGGTTTTGACGTGAAAGGCGCTGCGGATACTGCACAGGCGGGGGCCTTTGATGTGGCCGCCTCGACCTCCAAGACGAGTGGGATTCTTGGTGCGGTAAGCTCTGTGATCGGTGGGGCAGGAAACGTTGCAGCGAAGTGGGCTCAGTATGGGCAGAGCTTTGGCACTGGTGACCCAAGTGACACTGGCGGTGGTGGCAAAGACCCAAGCATATACACTGGATAGTTGATGCCAAACGTCCCTTACCAGAAATTCCCGACCGCTGAACCTACCTCGCCTGGGGAGAGCATCTCCGTCTCCACTCCTGGCGCAGCCTTCGGCGAGAACATCGGGGCGGCGTTACAGCATCTTGGGACGACGACTGATCAGGTTGGGAATGAACTCTTTTCTCGGGCGATCGCACTTAAGGACCTCGCGAATGAGACCGAGGCGAGGAATAAGGTCATCGACTTCACCAATAAAGCAGGACAGGCGCAGGCAGACTTCGACTCCCTTCAAGGGATCGAGGCCAAGAATGCATTACCAGCCCATTTAAAAAACATTGCTGATATGCGTAATGAGATGCGCGGTACGTTCTCATCTCCAATGGCGCAGAAGTATTTCGATCAAGAGGCTGCAAGTTTCCAAACGCGTGCTATTCTTTCCTCTTC